CTCGCTGATGGATCGTCGCGTCTTTGTCTTCGGGAGCAACCTGGCCGGGCGCCACGGGCGCGGCGCGGCCAAGGATGCCGTGATGCACCACGGCGCGCGCTACGGCCAGGCCGAGGGGCACCAGGGCTCGTCCTACGGCATCCCGACCAAGGACCGGCTGCTGCGCACGCTGCCGCTCGATGCGATCCGCCGGCACGTCGACACGTTCCTGGTCTTCGCCCAGGCGCACCCGGAGCTGACCTTTCGCGTCACCGCGATCGGCTGCGGCCTGGCCGGCTACACGCCGCCCGACATCGCGCCGATGTTCGCGGGCGCGCCGGCTAACTGTCAGCTTCCACTCGAATTCCTCGAACACCTCCAACGGGTGTCCTCATGATGCGCAGCCCGATGAACCAGCTTCCCGCCGACCCGGACTGGGTTCGGCTCGTGGACGCGATCACCGAGCAGGCGGCCAACCAGCTGAAGTGCATGGTCATCGTGATCGCGATGCAAGAGGCCGGCAAGCTCTCCTTCAGCGTTGACGGCGTCCCAGGCTCCGGCCCGCTCGCCATGTTGGCCGAGGACTATCCGAGGCTGTTGGAGATCCTTGCGTTGGCGCTGCGGAAACAGGAAGCCCACGATCGCGAGGAGTCTCGGCAATGAGCGACGTCCGCACCCTGCCAACCGCCGAGCCGCTGCCGGAGAACCCCATCGGCATCGCGCCGCGCCCGACCGGGTTCTGCAGCCACGACTCGGTGATCCTGGACGAGCACGAGCGCACGATCCACTGCCGCAAGTGCGATGCGACGCTCGACGCCTTCGACTTCATGCAGCGCAGCGCGCGCACGCTGCAGCGGGCCTGGGAGAGCTACGCTCACGTGCAGCGCGAGGTGCGCGCCATTGACGAGCGCCTGACCGAGCTGAAGAAACAGGAAAAGCGGCTGCGCGCTCAGGTCCGGCGACTGCAAGAGAAGGTCGCGCCGCTGGCAACGCCATCGAGGTCTTCATGAACCACATCCAGCAGGATCAATCCGCCGTCGCGCTCGCGGGCTTCCTGGCCAGGGCCGCCACGCACCGCGTGCACCGTGAGTGGCTGCACTGCGAGCACATGACGGCCTACGTGCGCTTCAACGATCGCTATCTGCGCGAGGGCCTGGTGGGCCTGTGCCTGGTGATCGCCAACGTCGTGGTCGACGAGGGGCAGCGTGGCAAGGGCCACCTGAAGCGGTTCCTACAGACGGCCGCGGAGGTCGCCCAGGTGGCGATCGAACCGCCAGACTACCTCTACATCGAGAGCGTCATGGATCACGGCCTGGCCAAGCACCTGGTGCGCTCGGGCTGGACCGAAACGACATTGACGACCTCATCGCCATCGTTCTACAGGCTGGTGTCCGAAATGGTCGACCAGGCGCACGCATCATGAGCACGACTCCCATCCGCATCGAGCAGATCCGCCGCGCCCACGCGAGCGCGAAGCCCAAGGCCGAAAACCCGGCCTGGCGCAACACGCACCATGACCTGGGCGTCGCGTTGGACTATATCGACGAGCTGCAGCGCGCCGCCGATGGGTATCGCGCCATGCTCGCCGAGGCGCCCAAGGCTCGCAAGCCGCTGCAACTCAACATCACCAAGGAGTGGCTCCAGGCCGCCCTAAAGGATGGCGACGACAGCGAGTGCGCGGCCGGCATCGGCGCCGCCCTCGGCCGCGGCCAGCTGCCCGCTCCGTTCATGCATCGCGTGTCGTGGACCAGCCCTGACGGCGAAGGGAGCTGGACGCAATACCACGACGCCGACGACCCGTTGCCCACCGAGTGGGACGACGAGCCGCCGGACGAGATCATCCCCCTCTACACCGACGATCAGGTGCGAGAAGTCCTCGCCGCGGCGCACGCCGATCGAATCACCGATCAATGGCGGAAAGGCTGGCTGGCCGGGTGCAAGCACGGCATGTGGGCGTCGATTCCTCCCGTGCCCGGGCATGGAAATCCCGCGGCCTGGAAGCTGGTGCCGATCGAGCCGACCGATGAAATGGTCGACGCCGCCGAGCTGGCCGAGACGCGCCACATCGTTGACGACAGGCTCCGCGGCGGCAAGGACCCGCAGCTGGCGTTCGGGGAGGTCTACCGCGCCATGGTGGCGATGGCTCCCTGCCCGGTGAATCCAGTGCCCCAGGCCGAGCGAGCGTCGGCGAGCGCCACGCTCGCGGATCGCCTGGACGCCATGGCCGACGCCACGCCGATCGGATCGCAGGAGCAGAGCGACCTTTACGCGGCGGCGACGGTCTGGCGAAAGCACCTCGCGCCCACGCCCGCGGCGCTCCCGGCCGAGGCGATCTTCCTGCAGGCCGCCGCCATCTGCGACGAGGTCGCGGCCGAGTTCGGCGGCGTCGCCGAGGGGCCGCTCGCGACCGACTTCGGCAAGGCGATCCACGAGGCCATGGCGGCGGGCGCGATGCACTGCGCCGCGCGCCTGCGCAGCCCGGAGGCCCAATGATCCGGTCCCGCCCCTTCAAGGAATGCGACGTGCGCGAACGCCTCATTGAGATGAGGTGGAGCCTGCGGCGCCGCGGCGCGCCGGCGCCCACCAAGACGCGGCCGTTCAATATGTTCGACGGCCGCCGGCTGCTCAAGGGCCTGGAAACCATGCATCGCACGCCCGAGGCGCGCCGCTGGCGCATCGTGCTGCGCATGAAGGCGCAGCGGCGTCGCGACGGCGTTCTAGACGGCCTTCTGGAAACAGGTGCGGACCATGAGTGAGCCGGATCTCGACACCCTCATGCGAATCCTCAACGAGGGGATGTACGGGCACCTGCAGCGCCGCACCTGCACGGCCGACGCGCCGATGGCCGAGGCCGACAAGGATCGCTACCGCTGGAGCCATCCCGACGCCGAATTCCTGGGCATGGCGCCTACCGCGAACCCGGTTGAGGTTTGCCGGTGCCCCCACTGCGATCTGACCTTCACCACGTTCCCGAGGCCGCAATGAAACGCAAAGACCTGGGCGTGCTGTCCGGCGGCCTCATGCGCTGCTGCATGCATTGCGCATTCGAATGGATCGACGCTGACCCGGAAGCCGAGGTCATGGACGGCACGCCGATCGATTGTCGGTTCGAGGGCAAGGCAACGATGATCGTTGCGGAGTCGTGCATTCGATGGGACGGCGGCGATGCGAACTGACCAGGTCAACCCTGACGCGCGCTGCCCGGCCTGCCTCAAGTCGCTTGATGGCGTGAGCGACCCGCTTAACGAACGGGCGCCCGAGGGTGGCGACATTTCGATATGCGCCTACTGCGCGTTGCCCCTTATTTTCAACACCGATTTGACGGTGCGGGCGCTGCGCGTCGATGAACGCGCGGCACTGCCGAAGGCCCTGCAGTGGCAGCTCGAACTGCTGCAGCAGGTCTCCCGAAAAGTCATGGGGGGACGTGATGCATGACCAACGAATGACCGGCATGGAAGACATCGACCAGGTGCGCGCTGAGGCGACCAAGAAAGCGGACGAGATCGCAATCGTGCTGCGCGCGGCGCAGGTCGACGCAGCGACGTCCGTCGCTGTCATCGCCCGCGTGAACCGCCTTCTCGGGCTGATCGATTTCCTGTGCCTGGAGCTGAACCAGACCGTGCAGGACGGCGCCAACGTGCTGCACGAGAACCTTGGGTTCATTGACCAGATTCGCGAGCTTCAACTGGCGCTTGCAGTCGCATCGAAAGGCAACCAAGCATGAACGACTCGCCGAACCACCGCCCGAGCGGGGCCGACCTGATCGCGGAATTCCTGATCGGCTCGCGCATGCCGCCGGTGGGGACGTGCGCGCTGCACGCGGCCATTCAGGTCGCGGTCGAGGCGAAGCAGCCCGCCGACGTGGTTGACGCGTTGCTCGCTCAGTGCGAAACCGACGAATGCGCGGTCTGCGGCTCCATCTGCTGCCCGCACGGCGAGCCCCTTCACTTCCACCACGATGGATGCCCTGCCTGTGACTGCCCCTTCTAAGCTCATCCGCGGTCAGTTCGTGCGCCTGACCTACTGCGGCCAGACGATCGACGCGATGGTGATGCTCGCCTCGACCAACGGCCGCAGCCTGGTGCTGGGCTTTGACGGCGCCCTGCACGTCGAGGGCGGCGGCATGTTCGCCGGCTCGATGCCGCTGCTGCAGGACGACGACGGCGTGTATCGCGATCTCGTCGCCAACCTGCCGGCGATCATCGAGCTGCGCCAGAAGCAATAAGAAGAGGAACAAGAAATGCCAGCCACCGCCAGAGCATTTTTCACCGTGACTGCAGGGCTCATCCCTGATGAGCCGATGCCCGAATACACGCTGCAAATCGACTACGGATCGCAGGACCGCGAGGCAGATCGCACCGACCTCTCCGGGCCGGCCATATTCGAGAAGTGTCGCGACCTGGCCATGGCGCATGCGCGCGCGCTGATGGACCCGAGCGCGGTCAACTGGGTGCGCCTGGAGTTCGTATGGGTGTGATCGACCGAACGCAACTGCTGTCGATGTGGACGGTGTACGACCGCCCGCTCGACATGCCCGATTCAATCGTCGCGCGCCGCTGGGAGGTTCACCCGGACGGCCCGCGCGCGACCCCGGACGTCATCACGGCGTCCACGCTCGACGCCGTGCGATCCGAGTTCTACCGCCGAGGGCTTTCCTGCCTTCCCAGGTCGCCCGGCGACGAGCCGCACATCGTGGAGACCTGGCTGTGACCAAGATCGTCGAATCGACAGCGGCGCTGCCCGAGATCGACCTGCGCGAGGCCAGGCGGGAGTTGGCCGACCTGCTGCTGGCCCTCGGCCACGCCGCCGGCGGCCTGTCCCGTGACGAACAACAGCACGCCGTGGCCGACCTCGTGCGCTGCGGCAGCCTGGACGCCGGCTACCTCACCTATCTTCGCGACAAGCTCGACGCCGTGCTGCGCGAGGCCGCTGAACCTGCACCATCACGCCACTGAGAACCAGGAGACAACATGCTGCGAGCACGCCTGAGCAACGGATCGTTTGTGCTGGGGATCGACGCCGAGAACGTGCGGCGCCTGACGGCCGGCAAGCCGATCTTCGTCGACCTCGGCCCCATGGGCGGCAGCGACCGCGTCATGCTCATGTACGGCCCGACGCTGGCTGACATCCACCGCGAGCTGACCGTGGCCAACGGCGCGCCGCTGCCGCCGGCGATGCCGCTGCCGTCCACGGACGAGACGCACTGAAGGGAGCGCCCATGCTGGTCGCGTCTAGCCGGTTCCCGGCTCAACACACGGTGCCCATCGATCAGGTACTCGCCTGGCCGGGCTACTACATCGCGTTCGATCCCCAGCATCCACTGGAGGAAGTTCCGCTGCGGTCGTTCGACGGCAAGGTGTACTGCGTGCATGTGCCCAGCCTGGATCTCGATCGAGCCCTAGACCCGACCGGGTTCTCTCCAGCATGCCTGTTCATCGGCCCGCTCACGCGCGAGCAATGGGTGGCCTGACCATGGACAACTTCATGGTGCGGGCCTATCTCGCCGAAATGCAAAAGACCATCGACGCCAGTGGCACGTTCGCCAACGACGCGGCGGCGCTGAAGTGCGAGCTGTGCGACAGCTGCGTGCAGGTGTCGGAAGTGCTCGGGCTCATCGACTCGGCGCCGGCGTCGCCCTTCGAGAGCCACCTTCGCGGATCGGTGCGGCGCGCCGTGGCGGCGCGCGGGTCAGCAGGCGTGCGGCCGTGAAGCCCCGGCACGCGATCCTCGTCGGGCACCAGGTCAAAGAGTGCAACCTCATGACCTGGGCGCGCTGGCTCGAAGCGACCAGCAGCCTGAACGAGCGGCACGTGGGCGACGACGACGAGGGCGGCATGCGCGTGAGCACGGTGTTTCTCGGCCTCAATCACCAGCATTGGCGGGGCGGGCCGCCGCTCTGGTTCGAGACCCTCGTGTTCCATGGGCCACTCGACGGCATGATGCAGCGCTACACCACGTGGGAGCAGGCCGAGGCCGGCCACAAGTTCATCCTCGCCATCGCGCGCGCCGAGGCCGCCATCGTGCGCGAGCAGGTCAAGGCCGAACTCGAACGGATCGCGAGCAGCACATGACGATGACCTACGCCCAGGAGCAGCGCCAGCGGATGATCGACTTCCTGCTGCACGAGTACGGCACGCTCAACCGCGGCGCGCTGGTGGACTACTTCGGGATCTCAATGCCCCAGGCGTCGCGAGACATTCAGGACTACCTGCAACGGGCCCCAGGCAATGCCGTCTACGACGCCACCGCGAAGAAATACCTGCGCGGGGCCAACTTCAAGAGGATCTACGCGTGAACAGCCCCGACCCCTATTTCGATGAGGTCGCCGACATGCTGGCCAATAGCCGCACCGTTGGCCCCTACGTGCCGCGTGACGCGATCCTGTCCGCGCTTGTGGCGAAGTATCCGACGGTCGAAGCGCTGCGCGCATTCATGGACGAAATGGCCGCCACTGCCGCCGCGATGATGGCGGCCAACCCCGACGTCGCCCTGCTGGTTCCGCCGAAGCCCGGTGAATCGGACTGGGAGCTGCTGACCAGAGACAAGAGCGCCTGAAACCATGAACATCACACTCGAACCCACGCCCGAGCTGTACGACGCGCCCATCAACGGCGTCAAGGTGCCGGTGCGCATCTGGGTCGGATACACGTCGGCCGGGATTCCGATCGAGGCATACGTGCTGACGATCACGCCTGACAACAAGCTCGACGCCGAGCGGCTAGCGGCTGAGATGCCTCCATTCATGGTGCCCTCGCGCCATCTCTTCAAGGTCGACCTAGGCAGCGAGAACACCGATCCGACAACCACGAAGGGAACCGACGCATGAACATCCGGGAAGCAGACGAGCGCGAGAAGCTGCTGCGCGCACGCGCCGAGGTCATCGACGTCATGAAGCGCCACAACCTGATCGGCCACGTCGTGCTGGCCGGCCAGCACGGGCAGTCCGAGGTGATCCTGCACGTGAAGGCGCCCTGGTCGAACCTACTCCTGGAGGACCTGCCGGACGGCCAGGTGATTCGCCTGCGGTCCAAGAAGGCGGACTACGGCGGCGACGCGCAGGCGCAGCGGCAGGATCAGGAGTCCTCCCTCGGTGCGCTCTCGGCAATGGCCGTCATGACCGGATCGGCCGCGATGTACCTGCTGGACGTCTCGAAGCGATTCGACGAGGCCACCGGCGCCACGCACACCGGGCTCAAGCGCGAGCACAAGCAATGAGCGACGAGGCGCCGAAACCGCCAACGCCGGCGCAGATGCTTCGGGAAATGGACGTGACGCACAAGCGCATGCACAAGGCCGCCTGGCTGCAGCGCGCGTCCGCCCTCCTGCTGCTGATCTCGACCACCTTGAACCTGGCCCAAGATCGTTGGGTCAGCGCCGCGTTCACGGGAACGATGATGGTGGTGATGATCTACATCGCCGAAACCCGCTGGGTCAAATGGCGAGCGCAGGATGCCGAGCTTCGCGCCCGGATCGCCCGCCTCGAACAGCCCTCACCTCCAGGAGATTCGCCATGAGATGGTTTGGTCCGGCCTACGGTGCGCCCTACGAGTCCGACATGCCGCACGTGCCCACACCAGTGGGGCAGGACTGCGACCGATGCGGCGAGCCGATCCTCTGGGGAGAGGGTGGCCTGCTGGTGCCGCACGTGAGCATTGATCCGCCGGTGACGCGCGAGCGCCCGCTGCACTACGAATGCCACCTGCGGACGGTCATCGGCGGCCTCAACCATCTGCGCGGCCAATGCCAATGCTGCGGCGGCACGCTACCGCCGGACCCGCCAGAGCTGACTCGGCGCCAGGCGGCGCTTGAAGCGATGTGGTACTGGAACGAGCACCGCTGACCACCACCAGGACACGGGAGAGACGTCCATGACCGAACCTATGCTGCGGCCGGGCCTGCCCGCCCTGCCCCCGAAGATGCGCGGGCTACCCATCGACAAGCGCGGCTTCCCGGTGCCGTTCTTCGTGGCGATCGTCAACGGCGAGCCCGACCACCGCATCGTCGAGCCGCGCTCGCTACAGGCGTGCATTAAGGAATCGCGCTGCTGGCTCTGCGGCGGCGCGCTGGGCGTCTTCAAGGCGTTCGTCCTTGGCCCCATGTGCGCGCTCAACCGGATCTCGGCCGAGCCCCCGTCGCACCTGGAGTGCGCGCGGTACGCGGCGACGGCCTGCCCCTTCCTGTCGCGCCCGCACGCGAGGCGGCGCGAGGCGGGGATGCCCGAGGAGAAGAAGGCGCCCGGCGGCGTCATGATCGATCGCAACCCCGGGGTGTGCCTGGTGTGGGTCACCAAGACCTATCGCCCGCACCGCTCGAACGGCGGCGTCGTCTTTCGGATCGGCGCGGCCGAGTCCATGCAGTGGTTCGCCGAGGGCCGCGGCGCGACGCGCGAGGAGATCGAGGAGTCCATCGCCGGCGGGCTGCCGATCCTGCTGGACATGGCCAAGCAGGAGGGCTACCAGGCCATGCACCACCTTGAGCAAGCGCAGCGCGAGCTGCGGCGCGCTCTTGACCAGCAGTTCGCATGAACAAGGCCGACCTGGAACCGGGCGACATCATGCAGCTCGACCCCGAGAACGTCCGGGCCAAGGCCTTCGCAGGCTGCTTCCTTGTCGTCACCGAGCCCCGGCAATGGGGCGCGCAGGGCTACGTCCAGCCGGTCGGCGAGCGCCTCGATACGCCCGCCACCGGCCAGTGCTTCTATCGCGCGACCTGGGATGAGATGGAGCCGACCGGTGGCCGCGCGGTGTGGCAGATCGCGCGCGGCGAGGACTAGCCCCCTACATGCTGGCGGGCTTGGCCAGCACCTGCAGCAGCGGCACGATCTGCGAGCCGAAGATGGTCAAGTCGCTGGCGGCGCCGCTGTACGTCCCGCACTTGCGGGTCATCGAAAACCAGTTGTCGTCGGCCGTGCAGTTCGCCAGGTTGTTGTCGTCGACCGACCAGGCCATCCAGCCCCAGCCATTGGCCTCGGCGTCCCTGATGATCCTCGTGGGCGAGACCATGGTCGGCGACGGCCCGATGCCGCGGCCCGGCCCGAACTCACCCAGGATGATGGGCAGGCCGCTGGCCTTGAGCGCCAGCATCGCCTTCTCATAATCCTGCTGCCACGACAGGGTCGGCGTGGTCGGCGTGGCCAGGTGCCAGCCACCATAGACGTGCAGGTCGAACAGGATGTTTTTCAGCGGGTCGGCGGCAATGATGGCGGCCCCGTCCCTGACCACCGCATTGGCGTCCTGGCCGCACGCGGGCGCATCGATCACCAGCGTTCCCAAGTAGCCGGCGGCGCGCATCCGCGGCACCGCGGCGACGTAGGCATCACGCCAGGTGTAGACGGGCAGGCGCGCCCATGGCTTGACCAGCTGCTGCACCCAGGACGACGGTCCCCATTCATTGGCGATGTTGACCATGCCGGAGTGGTTCAGCTGCGTCCAGGTGGCGGCCTGCGCCACCCAGGTGTCGACGATCGCCGAGAGGATGGCCGGGTCAGCCTTGCAGGTGCCCGTCCAGTTGCCCGGAATGGGGACGATGCCAGCGGCGACGTAGGACTGCGCCAGCGCGAGGTTGCTGGCTTCCGGCTTCGTGAAGTTGTAGACGATGCGAACCGTGTTCGCCCCGATGCGCTGCGCGTCGGCCGGCGTGCCCCAGTTGTCGTAGTGCGTGCGGTTGAAGCCACGCACGATGAACGGTGAGCCGGACGGATCGAGCAGGACGTTGTCGCGCGTGGCGAATGGCGCGGCGCTCGCGCCCAGCACCAGGAACGACAGCAAGAGGCAGAGAACGCGCTTCATGGTTGCTCCTCAATCGAGCGGCGCCCAGTCCGTGAACAGCCGCGGAAATTGCATCTGCGGCGCAGGCAGGCAGGGCATCACGCCCAGCACCACGCGCTGACCGCCTTCGAGCTGGATGGTCCACGTGCGCCGGCCGTGCGAGTTCTGCTCGGGCAGGCTGCTCGCGAAATAGCCGCCGCACGCCGCCCGGATCTCCTCGACAAGATCCTCGGCGCACGCGGCCTCACGCACCCAGGGGCAGGCGATGAACTCGTACCCGCGCGACGTCGCACGTCGCACGGTCAGCACATAGCCCAGCGGCAGCGCCGCCTCCGACACCAGCGGCACGATGCCGGCAACCTTGACGGGCGACACGTTCGGGCGATCAATCGTCATCGTGTTCATTCAACTCTCTCAGGTCAGAAAACCAGCTTCAGCTCGACGACGAAGCACCAGGCCCGGTAGCACGCGGCCTCCACCTCGTATCCACTTCATCAACTCAACCGCGGCGCCCGCCATGTCGCCCGCATTCACTCTTCGGCGCAGCGTCGATCCTTTCAAGCGCGTGAGGCCAAGATTGAATGCAAAGTCGGTGATCGCGCCGAGTGGGTCACCCGACAGGCGCGGGCACAGCGCCCGCGTGCCGGGCTGGTAGACCTGCGTCACCTGCCGATGCATGAGCTGCTGGCCGGCCTCGCGGCTGATCGGTGGATCGCTCATCGTCACGCGCCGGCCATCCAGGTAGCTGGTCGCGCCCAGGCCGATCGTCGCCACGCCGGCGGGGCACAGGTACGGCCGCGCGCGGAAGCCCTCGAACTGCTCGGCGAGCTGCTCGGTGACGGCGGCGGCGCGGTCGTCGGTCATCGCCTCAAGCCTTCGGCGGCGTGTTCTGCTTGCGCAGCGCGCGGTCCACGAACCAGAAGGCGAAGATGCTGCCGATGACGGCCTCGTCGAACTGCGTGACGACGATCGGTGCCATGTCGGCCAGGCTGGTCTTGGCCTGCCACGCGACGATGACCGTGATCGTCTTGGACGCGGTGTAGAGCACCAGGCACCACCAATAGGTCAGCACCGGCCGCACTGTGGAGCTGAGCGCGTCGACCCAGGTAATTCCGGTCGCCGTGCCCTGCGCCTTGAGCGCCTCTACCATCCCCGCCATGTCGGCCGCGTTGGCCGCGATCTCGGCCTGCGCATGCGCGAGGTCGATCTGCTGGCTCGCGCGCGCCTTGTCGATGTCCAGCTGCAGCTGGGTCATGCGGTATTCATGGTCGTTGTCCTGCTTGCCCTTGAACAGCGCGATCAGCTCGGGCAGCAGGCGGAAGATCCCGCCCCCGACCATGGAAAGTAGTGTCATCAGCATGGCATCCTCCGGTCAGTGTTTGTCGTCATCGGGCGGGAGCCGTTGGAAGTCCGACTCCAGGAACACGCGCGTCTCGGGATAGAGGCGCGCGATCAATCGCTTCAGGGACCCGAACTCGGACTTGAGCCGTTCGATCTCGGACTGCTGGTAGGCGTTCTGGGCCTGCAGGCGCGCGATCGATTCGACATCGGTCTGGCGGTCGCGCCAGGCGTCGCGCGCGAGGGTGACCGCGGCGTCGCGTTCCTTGAGCAGCTGCGTGATGAACGCGCTCTCGGCGCGGTCCTTGGTCATCTCCGTTCGATCCCGGCTCAAACGGCGCCGCAAGAGCGCGACGCCCCCAACGGTGGAGACCGTGGCGGTGACCACAGCTGTCCATCCGATGATGTCTTGAGTGGTGATGATGGTGGCCATGGCGCCTCCGCGCAGTCAGGGGCTACGGACGGGCTACGTCGGCGTTTTGATAACGCGCGCGTCAGGTGCAGGCGAAGACCGATGGACGAACGACCGCGCCGCCGCCGGCCGATCCGATCTTGACCAGCATCGTGACGGCCGACAGCGGAATGGTTCCCGTGATGGTGGCCGTGGCGCTGAAGGAGCCCGTAGGGCTGGCGGGCGTCTGCAGCCAGCTAAAGCGAGATCCCGGGCCGTTGACCGCAACGTCTTCGATGACGTCCAACCCGCCGGTGACAGAGGACCAGGTCATCGCGCTGGTCACATTCGCCCCGATCATGACGAGCAACAGCTCATGGGTCTGAGCGGGCGTCAAAGACGGCGTGGTGCCGGTCTGCGGGGAGGAACCGCTGGTCACATTGGCCGAGACCTGGTCCACCACGACACCGTTGGCGCTGGAGCCGGTCTTTCGAATGACCACTGCGCAATAGTTCTGGTACGCGCTGCCGGTCTGCGTGAACGACGGCGTCTTCGAATCCCCGGTCGACCAGAGGCGGCTGAACAGCTGACCAGAAGCAGCCCCGAGGTGGGTGGTCCACCCCGCGGGCGGGCTCATGGTGTAGCTGGGGTGCGAGGAGTCGCCGTTCACGTACCAGACGACGACCAGGTCCTTGTCCTGGACGTTCATCCAATCGAGCTGGATGGTCTGAGTGGCCAGGTTGGACTCGATGTTCGTCCGGCCACAGACCACCGGCACGGCCGCCGCCAACGTGGTGCCCGCCGCCCCCGAGGCCTTGAGCGCCACCTGCATCCCGAAGTGCAGCGCCCCCGTATTGGTGGTGGTGGACCCCGTCTTGACGCCGGTCGGCGTGCCATCGGTCAACGCCAGATCCGAAATCGTGCACATCGGACCCGAGACCACGGAGGCCCGCGAGGTCATCCCGGACGGAATCGCCAAGGTGCCGCTCGAAGACCCACCGCCCGCCATGAAGCACAGCAGGAGGCTGCCCGCATAGTTCGGATTGATCGACGGACACACCACCGTGTTGTTGTTGCCCCCGAACGTGGACTGGAACGACACCTGGTTGGAGAAGTTGAAGGCGTCGATGGGGTTGGTGGTATCCAGCCCGGTGTAGGCCACGCAGGCCGACTCCCACCAATCGGTGACGGTCGACGAGCAGGTAATCCCGGTGGTCGCGTCCCCACTCTGGAAGGCTCGCCACACCACCGCCACGCCGCCGCTGCTATGCAAGACCGTCCAGCCGCTCGGCGGCGTGAGGGTCTGCATTCCAGACAGCGGGCTGTTGTTGGCCTGAACGAAGATGATGAACGAGACGTCGCCGGTCGTGACGCCGGTGGGCAGCGAGATCGACGTGCTGGTGGCGTGGCTGTTAGGGCCAGTCGTCCCGCTGCCCCGCAGGGTGATCGACATTTAACGCGTCCCCGCCAAGACGAATCCCGGGTCGGCCAGCGTGGCGTCCGGGGTGCCGGGGCAGACGATCATCAACACGTCGCCAGCCGCGAACGTCTTGCTCGTGCCGCTGGTGGTGGTGAACGTCGCGGTCGTGGTGCCGGCAGCGATGGTGATCGATCCGATGGACGATCCGTTCTGCTGGACATCGAACACCGTCGAGCCCGTCGCGTTGGCCGATGCCGAGAAATACGATCCGGCGAAATTTGCAGCGAACGTCACGGCGCGCGCGATCGGCACCCGCAAGACCTTGGCCGATGCCGTAGGGACGCCCGGATAGAAGCCTTGGACGTCGAACGGCTGCGTGATGTTGGCGCTGCCATCGAACGACGTTCCGCCGATCGTGCGTGCGGTGGTGAGCGTGGCCGCCGAGCCCGTGGTGTTCTGGTTCAGCGTCGGGACGTCGGCCGCCACGATCGCTCGCAGGCCCACCGCGCCAGTCGAGCCGTTGGGAGTGGCGAGGAACTGATTGGCGGTTTGCCCGCTGGCCGCGGTGATCGCGAGGGTGCCGGACGTCGTGATGGGCGACCCGCTCACCGACAGCCAGCTCGGCACGGTCGCGGCGACGCTGGTCACCGAACCCGAGCCAGAGCCATAGAGGGTGTCGAAGTAGGTCTTGAGCGTGGCCTTGAGGTTCAACCACGTGAGCTTCTTCAGCACGAAGGACGCCGCCGAATCCGCGAGCGGCATCTCATCGGCGTCGACCGGCGTCGACTTGCTGCTGGCCGCGTGCGTGCCCGGGGCGATGACCGTGATGTTCGCCGAGCCGTTAAACGCCTGCCCATCGATGTTGCGCGACGTCGTGAGCGTCGCGGCAGAACCCGTCGTGTTCTGGTTGAGGGTGGGCACGTCGGCTGCGACCAGGGCGCGCAACGACGCGGCGCCGGTCGAGCCGTCCGGCGTGGCGAGCACCTGGTTCGCGGCCTGTCCCGTCGCGGCCGTGATGGCGAGCGTGCCGCTGCTGGTGATCGGGGAACCGCTGACAGAGAGCCAGCTCGGGACCGTGGCGGCCACGCTCGTGACAGTGCCGCCGCCCAGCGTCGCGGCATGGTCGAAGATCCCGCCCGCGCTATAGCGCTCGTCGTGCCAGGTCAGGACGCCCGAGGCGAACACGGCACGCCCGACGCGTCCATACGTCCCGGTGTTGTTCCAGTTCGTGGTCGCCGTCGCGGTGGTGACGGCATGGGTGGTGCGATGGGCGACGACATAGTTCGTCGTGTTGTCCGTGGCGGTGATGGTCGTATCGGCCACCGTGGCGACGTCGAAATTCCCACCATTGATCCCCACCACCAGGCCCGAGTCGGCAGTGACATCGTGCGAGAAGACGAACGCCTGCCCGAGCGCGGCCATGTTCTCGTTGATCGGCACTTCCGGGTGGACCTGCCCGTCCGCGACTTGCTGATAGCTCATGCTTGCGCCTCAAGTGGATGGCCACGGCCGACCACGGCCGAGAGCTGAAATACCCGAACCGGGATGGGGTTGCCCGGGGTGAATCCGTCCGTCGTCTGATCGGCCGCGCTATAGGCCGCCGACGCGCTGCTGAGCCCGCTGATCGTTCGCACGAGGGTCGTGTAGGTCCCGTCCGTGTAGACCTCGACCTCATAGGCTTCCGTGGCCTCGCCGAGCGGCACGTTGATGCCGCCCGAGCCGACGAAGCGGGTGCTCAGGCGGGTGCGCCGCTTCCAGCTGAACGTGATGTCGTTGCTGGCGTTGCGCGCGGCGCGCAGGTCGACCGGGTTCCAGGGCTTCAGACGTTCGGCCGAGATCGCCAGGTCCTGCTCCGTGGTGTCCGAGATCGAGTCCCCGATCGAGACCGGGCGGTAGGCGCGCGTGACGCCGATCTGGCCGGATTCGATGTTGATCGTGCGCACCGAGGTGACGTCCAGCAGCACCACCGCGTCGCCCGCGGCGTGGCCATCGATCGCGTACCCCGTGCCGCGCTGGCCGCGCAGCAGCCCGCGCAGCGTGTAGGTGCCGTCCATCTCCAGCGTCGCGGTGCGGTAGTGGATGATTTCCCACGTGCTGCCGGAGCGCACCGCGGCGCCATTGGAGTCCGCGAGCACCTCGGCGCGCGTCACGCTGCTGGGTGCGCCGTTCAGCATCCCGACGTTGATCGAGTTGTCCTCGTCGAAGACGAAGCCGCCGGCGAACGACCCCAGCGCGTTGGTCGCGACGCCGACCGACGTGCCTGGCTTGGGCATCGTCGCCTGGCGAACCCAGGTGGAGCCGCCGTCATCGCTCGCGAAGACCTGCGTGCCGCGATAGAACGGCGCCAGGCCGTAGACGCTGACGTAAGCCCCGGGCGAGTTGTCGGCATCGCGCAGCAACGCGGTGTCGACCAGCAGCATCTCCGAGGGCACCTGAATCGGAACGGTCTGGCCCGGGAAGCTGCCCTGGACGCCGGTCACCAGCTGGTTGACGACGTCGGCGTCATCGGTGACGCCCTCCCAGTGGATGACCGGCCCATCGTCGCTGCGACGCGTGACGCGCACGCGCTCACCATCGAGCAAGACGGTGTCGGTGGGCACCAGGCGCGTGTGCTTGCGCGCCGTCGTCCATTTCCTGGTGTTGCGGCCCGCCCAGCGGTCGAAGATCAGGGCGTCCGCCAGGCGGCGCGCCTCGGTGGCCGTCAGCACGGTGGCGAGCTGCACCTGCTCGTCATCGCCGGCGGCGACGGCGCGGCGCTCGGCGTACTGCGAGCCAGGCTGGTAGTCGGTGAACGGGTCCGGTGCGGCGACGAACAGGCGCGCGGGCAGATCGGCCTCCTGCGCGCGGTCCCGGCTGATCGGAAACGGGTCGGACTTGTCGACGCCGGCGCCGCATTCATCGGCAGTGATGGTGTCGACCGTCGCGCCGCCCCGGCGCCGGAAATAGAGGACGTCGTCCTGCTCGGTGCCCTCGAACAGGTAGGCCGTCGCCAGCTGCTCGATCGCGCCGCGCGCCGGGCTCATGGCGGACATCAGGTAGCCGCGCAGCAACTGCGTCAGCTCCGAGACGTTGAACTCGCTGGAGTCCATGCCCGAGACCGTGCAGAGCCGGGCGACCGTGGCCCCAACCGTCGTGGCGAAATAGTCCAGGCGCCAGGTCTGGTAGGAGCCCAGCACCAGGAGGCTGCCGGCCACCTGCGGGAACGCGAAGTTGATGCCCAGACTGCCGTCGCCCGTCACGCCCGCCTGATAGAGCACCGCGAACGTCTCTGCGTCGAGAATCGTGACAGTGACGATGCCGACGACCTCGCCCATCATGATGATGCTGTCGGTCGCGGCGTCGTAGGCGATCCACTCGATACCGCCGGCGCTCACCGACGCCGGGTAGGCGTGCACCGCGATGACCGGCGTCAGGGAATCGGTGATGGTCCAGATCCGGCTGTCGACGGCGACATAGCGGCGGCGCGTCGGATCAAAGCAGGCGCGGTGGCTCTGCGCAGCACCATCGGTCAGGAAGACCAGCGGCACCGTCGCGATGATGGCCGACATCGACTCATAGTTGATCGTCCCGTCCAGGCCGATCGAGCCGCAATCAGTCACGTAGAACGGGCTGGCGGTTGGAAACCGCAGGCGCAGCACGTCGATGTTGAAGATGCCCGCGCCAAGCACGACGAACTCGCCGCCCGCGCAGATCCACGAGGCGTTGGGCCGGAAGTAGACGCGGCGCGTGGTCGGCTCATAGGCCAGCTTGGCGGCGCCGGCGAACAGCGTGATCGTCCCGGTGGGCGCGAACGTCTGCGCGTTATATCGGTAGACCTTGGCGCCCGTCCCGCTGACCCAGATTTCGTCGCTGGGCGGGACGTAGCACATCAGGTTCTGGTTGACCGTCTCGTAGCTTCCCTCGACGGTCACATCGACGGTGAGCGTCGCCAGCCCACTCACCTCGTCGATCACCTTCAGTTCGATGCCCGGCGCGTGGCTCGGGCTGGTCGCGTTCGGGTAGGTCATCATGACGACCTGGCCATCGCTGCGCTGCGCCCCGCCCATGATGAGGTGGCCGTAGTCGACGACCCCGACGCCGGGGGCAACATAGGGGTTCGGGCCGAGCGCGGTTCCGGCACCGAAGAACTCGCCATCAGCCGTCAGCTCGACGGTGATATTCGGGATTCGATTGCCGAACTTGTCGAGCGGCAGCCGATTGAAGACCACGTAGCAGTAGCCGCGGTAGCCCGGCACGTTGCCGACGCCGAGCGCGGCCTCCATCGTCGGGTCGGGCAGCTGGGTCTCAGTGCCCTGGTAGAAGGCGTAGTCCACGCTGCCCACCGGCGGGTCGACGCCGCCGTCATAGATCAGCACCTGATCGCCCCAGATGCGCCGAATGCCGCGCGCCGGGCCGAAGCACAGCAGCGCGGCGAAGGTGCCGTAGTAGGCGTAGGTGACCGAGGTCTGCGTCGGGCCGCTGCCCTTGCCGCCGGCCGACGTGGTGGTGTCCGTCTCAACCTCGATGAGATCAGCCGCCCAGATGATGTTGCCGGCGACGCGGTTCGAGCCGAACAGGTACGGAATGTCGGCGCCGTAGGTGCTGGTCTGGGTCTTGAGGTCGGTCAGCCGCGGGCCGGAGGTCGTCGAGTCGGGAAGCTCCGATTGCGCCACCTCGGCACCCACGAGCGAGCCCACGAGCGCACCGAGCTGCGGGTAGCCGAAATAGGTGCCGACCGCATAGCCGACGACCGTGAACGCGAGTTGCACCGACATGCTCAGGCCTGCTCGGGGTAGGTGACGCCAGGCAGCGCATAGAGCGCGACGAAGCGGTTGCGCCAGGTACGGTCGAGACGGTGCTCAACGACCTTGCGCTCGAAGGTCAGCGCGTGCAGCAGCGACAAGCCGCCCAGCGGATGGGTCGCGACGATGGCCACATGCTGGGGCTCGCGCGCGAAGCGCAGCAGCGCGACATGGCCGGCGCGCGGCTCGGTGTCGGGCGGCAGCTCGATGCACTGCTCCTGCATCACGGCGCGCATCTGGCCGTCAATGGGGATGCGGCCGTAGTCGCGGGTGTCGAACGCCGTCAGGCCAAGGTCATGCGCGACGCGGATCACCAGGCCGGCGCAGTCCAGGCCCTGCGCGGTGCGGCCCTGGTGGCGCCACCTCACGCCCAGGAATTGGCGCGCGGCGCGCTCGACGTCGGCGCCGCGGACGAGGGTCAGCGTGCTCATTGGCCACCGAACCTCAGAATCTTGTCGAGGCCCGGCAGATCCTTGAAGCCCCGGAAGTTGACGGCGTTGTTGAACCGGTCGCGGCAGGTCTCGAACGCCTTCGAGCAGCCCGCGACGATGCTGAACGTGTCGCCGTTCGTCACCGCGGCGGCCATGGGCAGCTGCAGCGTCACCGTGCCGCCGACCGTGCTGTACTTCACCTCCATGCGCCGCGTCGCATTCAGGCCCGTCGACCAGGTCAGCAGGCCGCCCGCGAAGTAGTTGTCGTCAGGCGCGCCGGTGCTGCTGGGCGTCAGCCGAACCGTGGAGCCAGACAGGTCGGTGTCGAACACGCGGTTGCTGGTGGCCGCCGTGACGGTGCCCGTCGTGGTGAAGTCGGTGAGGTCCACCGTGCAGCGAGCGTCGCCGAGCGCTGCGGTGCACGACGGCCCGATGATCTCGCCGATGCTCTTGTTCAGCGGGTCGGCGATGCCGCGCAGTTCGACCTTGAAGCCCGTTCCTTCGACGGTGACCTGGCCGAGCCACCCGCGCAGCTGCTTGAGGTCGCCCATCGTGAGGTCGGCCCAGTTGACTTCGAAGATCCGCATCTCGGCGTGATCCCAGACGCCGGCGAGCAGATCCTCCTCGGTGATCGAATCGCTGTTGAGAAAGCCCAGCGCCGAGGCGTTTCCGACCACGACACCGGCGTTCGTCTCCACCGCGCTGCGATCGATGCCCAGCGACGCCTCATAGGTGACGCCCCCAATCACCAGCGGCAGGTCGTGGCTCGTGAAGCCGAAGACCTGCGAGTCGGTGCGCGTCACCAGCCAGCACGTGGCCATCGTGTGCGCGCTGCCCGCCAGGTGCGTGGCGAGCGCGCTGGAGACCGTCTTCATTCGCGCACCTCCACCAGCGGCACGGAATCGCAGTCCACCAGCAGGTCGGTGCCGGCCAGGCCGCCCACGTGCTTATCGACGATCACGCCGGGCAGGCGATCGATGTCGTACCGACACGGCACGAAGAACTCGCCGGACCAGGCGTAGGTGTCGCCGGCGACGTGCCCGCTGATCGCAACGACGCCGGTCGTGTAGGTGATCGTGGCCGAGCCCGTGATGTTGGTCGTCACGCTGGAGCGCGTGCGAAAGACGGCGATGGTGCCGGTGCGGGGCCGCGTGATCTTGCGGTCATAGGCGCTGCCGCCCGAGCCGTAGCGGTAGAACATCTGCCAGTTCGAGCCGTCCGCGGTCAGCACGCCGGCGGCCTGCGTCACCGTATGGTCGATCGGGTCCAAGAACGGGAACGACTTCGCGCGCCCGCGCATCGCATGAAAGTGCGTCTTGACCTGCAGGTAGTCCGCGGCCGAGCGGATGGCGAGCCCAGCGTCATAGGCGTGCCGCGTCTGGGCCCAGTTCTGGTTGGTCGCCTCGAAGCCCGAGAGCACGGCGGTCAGCTCGGTCAGCCACTGGGCCTCGGCCCGCGCATGGAACGCGATGCGACGCGGGAACTCAATGTCGACGAATTCCATGTCAGCGAACCCTCGCGTAAGCCTTGCGCACCGCCGCGCCAGCCAGCGCCGCGGCTTGATCGGCGGTGGCCTTGCTGGTGCCGGCCGGGAAGTTCTGGATGATCTGGATCGGCCGCTGCGTGGCCGACTGCGACGACGTCGACAGTGGGCTCACGTTCGCGCGCGAGCTGCCGGTCATGAGGTACTGCTTGCCGCCGACGTCGAGCACTTCGGGCCCGCGCTCGTTGACCGGGTACAGCTTGCCGGGCAGCGCCTGGCCGCCGATGGCCAGGCCAGGCGCCGCATCCGCGAACAGGTTGATGCTGCCGTTGTCGACGACGCCCGCGCCGGCACTCGCGCCCGCGCCCGCGCCGCTGCCGGACCCCGCGCCGAACAGCCCCAAGAGGCCGCCCGCGCCACCGGCGCCACCGCCCGAAGAGCCCGTCGCGTTGGCGGCCACAGTGGCCAGCGCCGAGGCCGCAGACGTCGCCGCCGCCGACAACGAGGCCAGCGCCGCCTCGGTAGAGGCTGCCGACGTCGTCATGGTTGCCGCCGCCGCCGTGGACGACGTCGCGAGCTGGGTCTCGGAGGCCGCCGCCGCGTTGGCCGCCTGCGAATCGACGGCACCGAGCACGCCGGCGGCGCTGCCCATGGCCGTGTCGCCGGCGCCTCCGGTGGTGGTGGTGCCCTTGGTGGAGCTGAACAGGTTCAGGAAGCTCTGGAGCAGGCCGCTGCTGTTCGGGTTGTTGGCCGTCGCCGCCGAGCCGCCCTGCAGGAAGCCAGCGAGCGGCTTGGTGATCTCCTCTTGCACGGCGATGCGCACCATGCTCGCGACGATGGAGTCCGCCAGGCTCTTGAAGCTGGTCTTGCCGGTCGTGACGAACGTCACGAGCGCGTCCTCCAGGCCCTTGAACGTGTCGCCGACCGCCTTGCTGACGCGGTCGGCCATGGTGCCGACGTTGGTCTGGTAGTCGGCCAGGCCCTTTTGCCAGCCCTTGCTCGCGTCTTCCTCGGTCTTCTTGAGCTTGGCGTAGTACGCGTCCCACTCGGACAGCGACGCAGCCTCGAACTTCTGCAGCAGCGCGATGCGCTTGGCATAGGCCTCTTCGTCCTCGGCGGTCGCGGCGCCGCCGGCGGCCACGCGCTTGGCGGCGATGTCGGCGTTGGCGCGGTCGATCTCGGCCTGGTACTTGTCGGTGATCTGCGAGATGGCTTGCGCGCGGACGCGATCCTCGCCACCGACGCCCACGAGCGCGATCTCCTCGGCGTGCGCGCGCTTGGTCGCATCGAGCGACTGCTGGGCGGCCAGTTCCTCGGCCAGGTAGCCGGCGGCGCGGCGGCGCTGCGCGGCCTCGCTCTCGATGGCGAGCACGGTCTCCTGCGCAGCGGCATCCTTGCGCACCTTGGCCAGCTTGGCCTCGGCCTCGGTGATCGCCTTGGCGTTCTCGTTGGACTTGTTCGCGGCGTCGGCGCCGGTGAACACCTGCTGCTTGCGGCGCGCGATCTCGTCGCTCAGCGCCTTCTCTTCCACCGCCGCATTGGCCTGGAGCAGGAAGAGCTTTTCCTCGTAGTAGTGCTGCTCGTCGATCAAGCCCGCCGCGCGCAGCGCGCTGAAGACCTGATCGGACGTCTTGTAGATTTCCTGTTCGGCCTGCGCGGCGGCCTTGATCCTGGCGACGTCCAGGTCCAGCGTCGACTTCTGATCGTGCGCCGGGAAGGCCTTCTCGCGAATGTCGGCCAGCACCTTCAGGCGCTCGGGGTCGTCCTGCGCGCGGCCAGCGCGGTCGAAGGTAGCGTTCGCGTTGGCCAGGTCGCGCGTCAGCTTCTCCTGCTTGGTGAGGCTCGCCTCCTTCAGGTGCATGACCGCGATTTCGGCCTCGTCGTGGCGGACCTTGTCGGCCTGCGACTCGGCGATGCGGTTCTGCAGCTTCAGCTCATCCTGCAGGCTGGCCTGGCGCGCCTGCAGCTCGGCGACGGCACCGCCGGTGTTGTAGATCGACGCCTGCTGCGCGGCGGTCGGCTGCTGGACGTCATAGATCGAGGGCGCGCGGCCCGCCGGCGGCGCCTGCACGTCATAGATCGAGGGCGGACGCGTGCTGGAGGGCTGCGTGCCGACGAAGCTCGAACCCTTGCGCGCGGCATCGAGCTGACTTTCCACGCCGGCGAGCTTTTGCTCCACCGTCTCGGTGCGCCCGATGTTGAGCATCGAGTCCCAGGCGCCGCTGGCCGCGTTCTTGATCTTCTGCCAGGCCGTTTCGAGCGTTCCCAGGTTGGTCGACACGCCCTTGAGCCGTTCGGTCAAGGCGTCAGCCACGACGACGAAGGCCTTCTGCTCGTCGCCCTGCTCGTGCAACCGCGTGATGTACAGCAGCTGCGACGCGTCGAGGAAGTGGTACTGCCGATTCATCCGATCGGCGCCATTGACGATGTCGTCGGCCAGGCCAACGAATTCCTTGCTGGCCTCCTCGGCGGAAGAGCCGGTGGCCTTGGAAAACAAGGCGGCGGCGGTGCCCGCGGCGGTCAGCGCCTGGCCGGTGAAGCGACCACTGGCCGCCAGCGACTGCAGGATCTCGCGCGTCGCACCGATCGTGGTGTTCGTCTGCTTGGCCTGCGCGGTTGCCAAGTCGTTGAACTTGCCCTCGGTCAGGCCCGCGGCGTTGCCGGTCTCTTCGATGGCGCGCGCCAGCGCGTGGCTCTCTTCAGCGCCCTTGATCGCGGCGAAGACCAGCGTGCCGATCGCCGCGGCGCTGGCCAGGATGATCGCGGACGTCGCGCTGAAGATCGCGCCCGTCGCGCCGGCCGACTCAGCGAGCACTTGGAACGAGCCGAAGGCCCGCTTGAAATTGCCCTGCGACAGCTCATGCGAAAGAACGATCAGCTCCGACCGGGCACGCGCGGTCTTGCCGGCGAACAGGTCCAGAATGCTGCCGGCCTGCTCGGCCTCATGGGAGTTCTTCTTCTGCGCCTCGGCGGCGGCCTCAAGCGCCTTGAGCGACGCGTCGGCCGAGGCGAGCTGCGCGTCGCTGGCGCCCTTGGCCGCGAGCGCCTGCAGCTTGATCTCGCGCGTCGTCAGGCCGATCTGCGAGGCCTGCTTGGCCAGCGACGCGACGGTCCTATCGATCGAGGCCTGGGTGCGCGTCTGCTGCTGCGCGAACTGCTGCGCCTGCACGTCGGCCTTGGTCAGGCCTTCGGTGTATTGCGCGGCGTCCAGTCCGAGCGCTACGGTCAACGCGCCTACGTTCGCGCCCATCAGGTTTCCTTTGGCTTGCGCGGGTTGAAGGCGAAGAAGGCCGCCTCTTCATCCGCAGTGGGTTCGTCGTCGTCATCGGGCTCGACCGGGTCGAACAGGTAGTCCGAGAGCGTCACGTCCTTGGCGCTGCCAAGCCTCGTGTCGATCAGCAGCGCGATCTGGGCGAGGTACAGCTCGACCCGGCGCGCGGGCAACATGCGCCGCGCCGCGTATCGCTGCCAGTCCCGGAATTCGGACTCGGGCAGCACGCGGGCCAACGCGCCCGCTGGCTGACCGAGCGCGAGCGCCAGGTCGAACAGGAATTCGCGGCGCGGACTCAGTTTCCCGAGTCGCCAGCCTTTCGGCCGTCCGCGGCGGCCAGCACCAGCTGCAGCATTGCCCATGGCTGCACCGCGAGGAGTTCGACGTCGGGCGCCGAGGCCGGGTCGAAGACCCGGTTGCCCTGCTCGTCGCAGATCACGCGCGCGGCGGCCCGCGCCAGGCGGCGCTTCTTCCCGTCGTCCGGGTCGACGTTCTCGGAAGCCGCATCGACCTCCTCGACGGTCGGCGGCTTGATGTAGACGGTGCCCCAAGCCGGCACTTCCACCGCCACCGGCTTGGGAGACGCAGTCGCCTGCATCGCCGCGATCAGGTCCTCGCGGTTCATCAGGCACCCGCCTGGTCGAACGGCTTGCCGGTGTTGCGGATGGTCATCGTGGCCGTCCACAGCCCGTTGACCGAAGCCGTCTCGGACATCTGGGTGATGAAGCCGATCTGCGTGCGCACGCCGCCCGACTTGGGCAGCGTCACCTTGCATGCGATCGGGTCGCCGCTGATGTTGTAGGCGGCCATCGCGAGCTGGATGGACGTCTGCGGCGCGTAGTGGAAGTCGAACTGCGTCGTGCCGAAGTCGGCCAGGCCCAGCTCGTATTCCTTGGCGGTCGAGCACAGGCTCGACGCGTCGTTCTCGGTCTTGGTGCCGCCCTGGTGGTTGTAGCCGGTGAGTTCGCACCAGTTCGAGAACTGCGCCTCGTCCGCGTGGCCGCCGCTGGTGTAGGTGCCCCACGCGGTGGAATCGGTGTCGACGAGCGCGAAGGTGCTCGAAGACAAGGCGTCCACGATGTAGACCCCCGCGTTGACCTCGGTCATGCCGGCCACGCCGGTGATCAGCACGACGTCGCCATCGACGAAGCCGTGGCCCGCGCTGGTGACGACCGCAGGGTTGGCCTTGCTGATGCCGGTGATCGCCTTGGACGGCGAGACCGCATCGAAGCCGATGGACACCGCGATGGTGCTGCCTTGGAACTTGAATCGCTTGCCGCCGCTCATTTCGGGGCTCCTTTCGAAGGGACGAAAAAAAGCCCGCACGAGGCGGGCATAAAGAGCCGGCAACTGCGAAGAAGCCGGCGGAGGGTACGGGTGGTGCAGGGTCGACTACGGCGCCGAGGACTGCTGGAACAGGTAGGTCAAGATCGCGCGATTCGTGCGCGTCTCGCCGTCGAAGGTCTCGGTGCCGCCGCTCTGGCGCACGCACGGTGGATCGGTGTCTTCCAGCGCCGCGATCACCTGCGCCTTCAGCGCCCGCATCGCGGGATAGGTCACCGCCACGGCGTCGATGAACACCGTCACGTCATCGATGTCCTCGCCGTCACTGCCGCACACGGTTGGCGCCGGGTTGGTGGACACGATCGTGTAGCGCACCGCGGGCCACACAGGCAGCGGGTCTCCCTGCGGGAACGTGTTCGGGTAGACGCGATCGTCGACCAGCGATCGGAGCGCCGCGAAGATGGCTTGCGGAACCGAAAGGGAGGGCATCGGGGTGGGCGCCGGAGGTGGCGACGGTGCGGGAGTGGGTGCCGGCGACGGCGTGGGCGACGGGGGCGGCGAAGGAGATGGCGGCGGTGACGGTGAAGGGGGCGGCGGTGAAGGCGACGGCGTGGGCGCGCCGGACGCGAATTCGTAGGCTCCGACGTCGGGCGGGGCCACGACCGCGTTGAACAGGTAGGCGAGCGTGCGCGCCGTCAGCGTCGAAGCGCCGGCGTCGATCACAGGGCTCTGCGGGCTGGTGGCTTGAATCGAAAAGTCGTTGGCGGCCGGGTCGCTGAAGAACGGGTCGCCATAGACGCTGCCGGTGTCGCCACCGGGAACGCCGGTCAGCACGCCCGTGGCGTCGAAGTAGAGGTTGTGCGTGGACGCGTTCGTGCCGTCCATGTCGAAGATGACGAAGGGCCCGGTGCCAGCGGCGCCCGCGCGGCGCATCGCGATGTTGTTGCGCCAATCGACCGAACCCGAGCCGGTGCCGCCATCGTTCCAGAAGCACGGCCGGCCAGCGATGACCCGGCCCCAGTCGACGCAGGTGTTGTTGAAGAACTTGACCCCGGCCGCGACCGCAATCTGGCCGCCCTCGACGTGGATGTTGGCCTCGCCGGCGTCGACCAGGATGTTGTCGTGGACCTCGCCGCTCTCGGTGTTCTGCGAGACGTTGACGTTGTGCTTGTTGCAGCGCAACGCCGAGTTGTGGTGGAAGCGCAGGTCGGTGATGACGTCCGACGCCTGCGAGTCGAAGGTCTGGAAGCTGTTGCCGCCGCTGCAGTCCTCGAAGCGGCAGTAGGCGACGATCGGGTTCTTGGCGCAGACGTTCGAGCCGTCGATGTAGCCACCATGGTTCTGGTTCGCATCGTCGCCATTGGTGACGTTGTGCACATACAGGCCATAGACCCGCAGCTTGAACCCGTTGCCGGTGAAGCCGCCGCCCTTGGCGCCGTTGTTGCCGCCCGAGGTGCCCAGCGTGCTGGGCCAGGCCAGGTCGCAGTTGACCAGGCGGCAGCGGTCCGCGTCGGAATCGAAGTTGACCGGCGCGCCATCGCGCGGCGCGTCCGGCGCGCTCGCGATCTTGACCGAGGAGAGCACCCAGTCGCGGCCCCAACCAGGATCGCCATCGTAGGGGTTGGTCTCGGGCGAGCCCGCGTGCGAGCCGCGTGCGGAATCGTTGCCGAGGATGCCCGCGCCGGCGTGGTTGCCGCTGGTGGGCTCAAAGCGCGCCAGCTCGGGCGCGTTGGCGCCGGCCGGGCCCGGGTAGCTCTTGATCACCAGGTTGCCCTGGTTCGCGCCGCCCAGCGGGCGCGCGCCGCTATTGCGAAACAGGTTGGCGAAGCTGCCGTAGTTGCGAGTCGGCGTCGATGAGGAGCCGAGCTGCGGGTGCAAGCCGCCGCGCAGGATGACGTGCTGCGGCGGGCTGCCATCGGTGGCGTTCGATGCCGACGCCGCGCGGATCGCCCCTGCGGCTGCGTCCGCCGACTGCAGGTTGGCCAGCGGTGAGGCGATCGTGCCCGGGTTGGAGTTGCTGCCCGTGGCCGGGTCCACGAAGACGATCCCCACGAGCGAACGCGTGAACGACAGCACCTCGCCATCGACGGGGTCGAGCAGGAAACCGCCCGACGTCGGGTTCGACGGGCTGACGCCGCCCACGGTCATGTCGATCGCCAGCGGCGTGCCGGGCGCGGGCGCGCCCAGCGCGCCCACCTGCACCTCCAGGCGCTGGATCTGCGGGCCATGGAGGGCCACGCCGACCGCGGCGTCCAGGCAGCGGTAGTTGTCGACCTCGACGCCGTCGATAGTCAGGTGGTTGGAGACGCCCCAATCCGCGAAGGTGCCGAAGCCCGTGCCGAAGACGCCGAGGTAGCAGCCCTTGCCGCCCTCGCCCCCCGTAGTCGGACCGTCGATGCAGTCCGTATAGAGGATGAGCGGCGCGGTCATCAGGTCAGGCCCCCGCCTTCTTCACGCCGTCCGCGATGTCCTCGCGCAGCGAGTCGGTCATCGCCTGGAGCGCGTCGCCCTGACTCGCATCGAAGGCGGGCGTCATGAACGGCTTGGCCGGCATGTTCACGGTGCCAAATTCCTGCCAGGCCGCGATGTGAGACGCGAAGCCATGCGCCGCCTTGCCACGCACCGCGACGATGTGCTCAGACGTTAGGTCGGTCTGCCCCGGCGGGATGCGCTTGACGATGATGTTGCGGCTGATGTTGCCCGGGAAGACCAGCTCATCCCCGACCCGGTAGGGCTTCTTGGCGCGCGGGTCGTTGACCGCCGCAATCGCCGCCTTCTTGACGACCTGGGCGCCTGCATTGGTGCAACGACGCGCAACGCGCGACTGCATATCCGTGCCCAGCTTCTTGAGCGACTCGCCGAGTTCACGCAGGCCCGAGACCTGCACGCTGCGCGTGGTGGCCATCACTGCCCCTCATTGACGCCGGATTTGCAAATGATGACGACCGTGCGCTGGCCCATGTCGAGCTGCGCGGGCGGCGTCGCGATGTTGTAGATGATCGGGTTCTTGAGCGTGGCAAAGCGCAGGCGCCACTTGGCCGACATGCCGTCGATCTGATCGGACCAGCGGATCGTGATCCGGGTGTCGGCCTGGCCCTGGAGCTGGTCGGCCAGCAGCGGCTCGCGCCCGCGCGCGGGAACGATCGGCGCGATGTGCGCCCAGACGGTGGCGACCTTCACCCACGTGATCAGCTCGGAGCCCATGTCGTCGCGCGACACCCCGGGGCGCTCGACCACCAGGCGGGCGTTGAGCTGGCCGGCCCTCACGCCGACCCCACTCGCGCAAACCGCCAACGAATTCCGGCCATTGTCAAGTCTCTCCGCTCAAGATTTCAATTAATTGCACGACGCGCGCCGGCGAACTACTGTGCGAAATCACACCCCGCTAAAACGCGCGTAAAGGCCCGCCAAGCGATTTTTCGCTTTGGCCCCACAACCCCCTTACCCACCTCGCGAAAACTCAGCTATCGAAGACGTTTTTCTCAATTAAATCAATAGCTTAGAAGTGCACCGCTTAAATATTGTGCAAAAGCTGAGGTCTATTAAATCCGCGCGCCGATATTTTTGGCGTGAACTAATTCGAGCCGCCGAGGATAGATATTATTTTTGCGCCCTGGCCGCCGGAGCCGATTACTCCGGTCTAATTCAGGTCGGCGTTTATAGCTGCAATTCATCGACAGATTCCGCCTACCGCCAACCCGCGGACTTAGCTGAAATCAACCGATTGGCACCGCCTACGGTGCCTGGCCCGCGCATAGGCCAGACGAATTGCCTAGTCGCCGCCTACCGCCAGGCCGCGAGGATCGGAAAACCCGATCGATTGCCCTTGCCTACCGCCGCGGCCGGCGCGTAGAGGTTGCTGATGGACCGCCGGCGGGCGTCAGGCCATCGCCGATTCGAGCCGGTAGGGCCGCAAGAGCGCGACGGCGCCCAGCGGCACCTCGGTCAGCGCGACGTCGGTCGTGTTCTCGCGGTTTTCGTACAGGTGCCCGAGCACCAGCAGCATCGCCATCTTGATCGGCACGGGCAGCGGGGCCGGGTTGGGCGAGTCGCCGGGCGCGCTGTAGCCGGCGGCGTAGCGCACGCGCACGGCCGCCATCTGCTGCTGCGCCACCGGCCAGGTCGCGCCCACCGCGGGCAGCACGCGCGCCGGCTCCTCGTGGGTGTCGAACTGGACGTCGGTCAAGGTCTGCTCGACGCCCGCGGCGTCCACGTAGGTGACGCTCTCCAGCGCGACGACCGGGCCGCCCGGAAGCCGGATCGGCATCGCGCAGCCCCCGTCGACCAGGTGGTACGCATGGGCGAGCCAGCCCGTGAAGCGATGCCTGCTGCGCTGGTGGTGCGGGAAGTCATCGAGCGCCAGCTCCAGCACGCACGGGACGATGCAGCGGCCGGTGAACTTCTCGACCCATTCGCGCGCGGCCGTGATCTGTCCCAGGATCAGCGGATCGTCGGGGTGCACCGGCGGGCTGTCGTAGACATCGAGCCGCAGGTGCAGGTGCGCCTCTTCGAGCGTGATCGGCTCGGTGGTCGGGTAGGTGATGATCTTGGGGTTGCTCATGGCTTTCAGCCTGTTGCGGTGGACGAGGCGCGCAGCGCCGCGCGCCACTCCTCGGCCATCGGCGCGCGCGCGTGCTCGGGGAACGCCGGGATGCCCGCGGTGAAATGCAGCAGCTTCGCGTCGACGTTCTCGCCGTCCTCATCGCAGAGCCAGTTCCACTCCTTGGGCAACGACCCGATGCGCTCGGCCGGGATGAACCGCAGCTGCAGCAGGTCCAGCGCATTCGACTCGGCCACGAACTCCGGCGTCACGTGGCGCCAGGCGTAGTGCGAGCAATTGATCAGCATCACGCTGGCCCACTGCTTGCGCTCATAGTCCGGGTTGTCGCACTCCATCGGCGTGCCGAGGTACTTGCGCGGGTGCCGCGTGCGGTACGCGTGCTTGACCACCCGCACCGCATCGTTGTGATAGACCAGGTCGAACAGCTCGCTGATGTCGGCACGGCACAGCATGTCGGCGCCATCGACGAACACCGCCCAGCCGCGGTAGTCGAGCATCCACGGCACCAGGAAGCGCCGGAACGTGAACGCGTTGCTGCCCTGCTTGACGCCGGCCGTGGCCAGACGCGTGATCGGCGTCAACGCAAGCGGCTGCGTCGCGCGCGCGATCACCGAGTGCATGAACGCGGTGGTTCCGGCCTCCGCGCGCTCGTCGTGGCCGAAAAAGACGTGCAGCATGCGAGCGCTCAGGGCAGGCGCGCCACCATGCGCATGTCGCGGTGCAGGCGCCCGGCCGGATGGTGCTGCGTGGGCTCCTCGCGGATCTTCTCGAACCCGTGTTCGGCCAAGATCGCACGCAGCGAATCAGGCGTCCAGCCCCAGCGGTGGCACATGAACGGGTCGCGCATGCGCGGATCGCCGTACAGGCCCCACATTCCCGCCTGGTCGGGGTGCTTGCCCGCGCCCGTGAAGCCGCTGAGGATGTTCTCGCAGCACTTGGCCAGGTTGGGCAGCTCCAGCACTAGCAGGCCGCCAGGCAGGAGCATGCGCTTCCACTCTTCGAGCAGCGCATCGCAATCCCACCGGTGGAAGTGCTCGAACCCATGGATGCACATGATCTCCACGGCGCACGCGTCGGGCAGGGGCACCTTCAGCGCGTCGCACAGGATGTCGGGCGCCAGCGCGCCCTCGCTCGCGACGATGTCGATGTTCGTCCAACCCGCCAGCACGCGCCCGCCGCAGCAGACGTTCAACTTCAGCCTCATCCGAGCCCCTTGATGAATTGCCAGGCCTCCGGCGCTTCGCCCGGCTGCCACTGAAACCACGAGACGCGCTGCAGGAAGTCCAGCCGGTTGGCGCGCGTGAACTCGCGCGCCGCGAGCCACTGCGCTGCGCCGTCCTCGACCTCGATGGGCACGCCCGCCACCGCGGCGTCGATCGCCACGTTCGAGTGCCTGCAGACCACCAGCGAGGCGCCGTGCAACAGCTGCGCGATCGGCGTCGTGACGTCGCGATCGCAGCTCAGCCTCACGAACTCCTGCTTCGGCTTGGGGCGATGGAGAATCCGCCGCCCAGGAAACCGCTCCTGCAGCTCGGCCAGCTTGCGGCCCTCCCAATCGCTGGCCTTGAGGTACTCGCGCGACTTGCGCCCGAGGCCCACGAGCACGATGGGGCCGGCCGGGTCCGCCTCATCGCGCAGCGCCAGGTCATGGCGCGCCCAGCGCGCCGCGTCGGCCGGCGCGCGATCGAGCAGGTGCTGCGGGTGGTCCCGGTCGACCGAGACCCGCGTGTAGCCGAGCCCATCCTTGGCCTTGCCGAAGTAGCCCAGATCGAGCAGCGCTGCATGGCCGCCGCGGAGCACCTGCCGACGACGCGCGTCGTCGTGCGCTCCGTAGCCCACGCCGTACAGCACGAGCCAGTCGCTTCGACCCTCGTAGCGGCTGGTCAGCCGCACCGCGTCGCCGCACTGGACCGCCGCCTTCCTGAGCGCGTCGAGCATCGGCACGGCCGCCGGCGACGGCGGCTTGACGCTCAGGATCTCGACAGTCCGTTTAGCCACGCCGAGTAGGCCCTCGCGATGTCGTCCAGGCGCGGCGCCGCCAGCTGAAGCTGGCCGGCAATGCGCAGGCGGGTGTCGTGCTCGATGAGCGAGTCGAACGCGGCGTCCATCTCGGCGGGCGTGTCCGCCCAGCGCTCGGCGCCGCACGCGGTCTCGATGTAGCCCATCTCGCGGTTCAGCACGCAGGGCGTTCCGCTGCCCTGGGCATTGGCCGCCTTCACGCCCGACTTCCAGGTCCGCGGGGCGTAGCCGATCGGCTCGCGCACGGCCACCACGATGTCCAGCTCGGCCAGCTCGACCGGGTTGACCACGAAGCGCCAGCCGCGCGCGCGGCACGTCGCTTCGAGCCCCGCGGCCCACGAGCCCAGGTACTGCACGCCGCCCTGATAGCCCACGGCTCGCACACGCTCGCGGATCGGATTCACGCGCTGGCCAGGCCGGGCGTGGTGAGGCAGCACCAGCACGGGAAGCCCGAACTCCTGGCAGTCCAGGCCCATCGCCTCGGTGGCCGCGACCAGGGCGACCGGCCGGATGTGCTTGACCTGCAGGCGCAGCCACGCCAGGCAGGCCGACTTGTCCCAGGTGTTGCCCAGCGGCTGCGGCCAGCTGTCGACGATGTCCCAGACGATGGGCATCTTGGCTAGCCGCAGGCAGGTCAGCAGGTCAGGCGTCGCGCGTTTGACCAGCACCGCCAGGTCGAAGCGCCCAAGGTGGCGCGCATCCGGGATCACGTTCGCGCCCAGCGCGTGGCCGAGCTGCTCGCCGCGAATGGACCAGCTGCCGGAGGTTCCCCGTCCGGTGAAGAGAAGACGCGAGGGATTCATCGCAGCAGCCGGTAGAGCGCCTCGCCGCTGCGGATCTCGTCGAGCGTCCATTGCGCCCAGGCCATTCGGCAAAACATTGCCAAGCGCGCCGCGTCGTCGCGCCGCGGTTCCTGCTTGCCGAATTCGGACAGCGGCAGCGCGGCGCCCGCGCCAATCCAGGTCGGGCAGTCGTAGAACACCGGCACGCCGCGCATCAGCGCGAGCAGCGCTGCTCCACTATTCCACGTGAAACATTGCCAGACGTCGGCCAGCTCATCTTCGAGCTTGACCGCCGGCGCCGCGGCGCCCGGGTGCCAGCGGATGCGGCCATGCACGCGCGTCGCGACCCGGCCCGCCCAGCCCCGCGGCGACGCGACACCCGGCTCGCCAATGCCGCGCTGCTCGAAGACCAGGTTCACGTCGCCATCGAGCTTCCAGGGGGCCAGCTCCACGCCGAGGGCCTGCCAACGCTGCGGGCCGCCATCAGGCCAGGTGCCCGCGCCGTTGTGGTGGTTCCAGGCGAGCGCGAACCACTTGCCGCCGAGCCAGCTCTTGCCCAGGTAGCCGTTCTCGGCCACCAGAACTCGAGCGCCGGCCGCCTCGAAGCGCAGCGCGGTCTCGTGGTCGCCGCCGTGCCGATTCCAGATCAGCAGCAGGTCGCCCGGCTCGGGGTCGGGAAGATGGTGCGTCAGGCGAAACCCGTTCGCCTGCAGGCCAGCGTCGAATGCCCCTCGCCGGTAGTGGAGCGACTCACGCAGCAAGTTCAGCGCGCGGCGCATGTTCGCTCGGCCAGCGCGTCGGCCAGGTCGACCATCGGGAAGCACTTGAGCGCGCTGCCCGGCGTGCAATTCAGGATCTCGATGTCGCGCTCCCGGGCCGGCTCCTGTAGCTCGGCGAAGCGCTCGACCCAGCGCCCATAGGTGCCGGCTGCGGTGTTGCGCAGGGGCTCGACGTGCGGCCCGTGCCAGTGCGTGCCGTGCATGTCGAAGCCGCACAGCAGGATGCGGCGCGCGCCGCCATGGATCGCGATGTGCACCGCCTGGTAGCCGCTGTGCCCGCCCGAGCGCACCGCGCCCGGGTGCGGGTCGAACCCGCCGGGACCGCTGATGCGCAGCTTGCGCGTGCCGGCGACGTCGTCGACCGTGACCTTGAGGCCGCGGAAGGCGAGCGCGTCAGGGTTCGCGCGCCACCAGGCGCCATCGGCCGCGTAGAGCATGCCGGCCCAGGGCGCCAGCCGGAAGGTGTTGTTGATGACGATCGCCGGGACCATCGCGTCGAACACCTGGCGGGCGACGTCGGCCGACATGCTCGGCCCGCTGGCCAGCACCGCGACGGTCTCTTCCGGCCACAGGCGCGCGATCGTGAAGGCAGCTGTCATGTCTTCTTGCCGTCGAACCCGAGCTGCGTGAGGTCGCGACCAGGCCGGCCTTCGGCGCCACGGTCGCCCTTCTCGCCCTTGAGGCCGTCCTTGCCATCGCGGCCCCGCTTGGCGCTGAGCTTCCAGTCGTCAGCGCTCGCCGGCGTGCCCGGCCGCGACCTGGTGGGGCGCTCGCAGTGCCAGATGCTGCCGTCGTAGGTGACCGCGTCGCCGCGCTCGTAGTCGCGCTCGGCCGTCCAGATGCCGCGCCAGATCATCGCCGCCGAGAAGAACGACAGCGTCTGCTCCTTGCCCGTCGTGCGGATGAAGCACAGCCCGAAATTCCGCATGTCACTCCCCTCGGTCGAGTCGAGGCCGGCGAAGCCGTCGAGGACGACCGCCCAGCCGGCCTTTTCCAGCTCGGGCGCGTCCTTGAGCGGATCGGTCGCCCGGAACGAACGGATGAGGCCGCCGCGCCAGGACGCGAAGGTGCCACGCGGGTAGCGCTTTTCGACGTCGAGCGCGTCGAGCACCTCCAGCTGCAGCGCATCGCGTCCATCGGCGCCATCGAGCCCATCACGGCCGTCCTTGCCGTCGCGCCCGTCCTTGCCGTCCAGGCCATTCCTGGGCACCGGCAGCGCGGCCAGCGCTTCGGCCAGGCGCGCGGCGACCGCGGCGTCCACCATGCGCTGGATCTCGGCCAGGTCGACGCTCACGCCATCCTTGCCGTCCACGCCGTCGCGGCCATCCTTGCCGTCGACCGGCTCCGGGATCTGCTTGACCACCTCGGCGAGCACGCGCCCGGCGATCTCATCAGCGTCGGCATCCTTGCCGTCCGCGGGCTTGGGCAGCGCCGCGACCGCGCGCTGGACCTCTTCGACGATCACCGCGGGGTCGGCATCGCGTCCGTCCTGGCCATCGGCGCCGGCGGCGCCCGGCTCACCCGGATCGCCCTTGTCTCCCTTCTGGCCGTCAACCGGCGCGCGCGCCTCGACCGCGGCAAGGCGCTCGATGACCTGCTCCAGGCCCTGCACGACGAAGTCGCCGAGGGCGCGGGTGACCTGGGCGTCCACCAGCTTGGCGACGGCGTCGGAATCCATCGGCGCCGGCAGCTCGCCGAGCCGCTGGTCCAAGGCGTCGATGCGCTTGGCGAGCACGTCGCTGGACGACCCGACGAAGTCGCGCACGTCGATCGCGAGCGCCTTCAGCAGGTCGGCAATGTCAGCGGGGCGCATAAAGCATCTCCTTGAAGCCCGCATGCAGGCCGCGCTTGCAAAGCTCCGAGGTGCCGTCGTCCTCGTCTTCGTCACGCTGGCCTGCGAATTCGGCCGCGCGCTCGGCCACGGCCGACTTGACGGCCGCGGGAATGTCCGCGAGCGCGGACTCCAGCATCGACTTGACCGAGGCCTCGGCGAGCGCCGAGCGGTCGGCCGAAGCCTGGACAGATTGCGTCAGCTCACCGAGCTGCGAGACGGTCTTTTCGACGCTCTCGACCAGCGCCTTGCTCGGCTCGGGCGGCGGCGGCGCGGCGGCCGGCGTGCCGGCGGGCATGGGCGCCGGCGCCGGCGGCGAGGCGACGCCCGGCTTGTCGGCCACGATGTCGCGGCGATCGAGCTGCGCGAGCGACCAATTCTGCTGCTGCATGTACGGCGTATCGCCGCCGGCCACGCCGGCCAGGTTCACGCGCGCGCGCGCCTCGTTGGGCGCCATGATCCCGGCGCCCACCACCTTGCCGAGCGAGTCGTACATGGTGGCGGTGTCCATGCGCAGCAGGCCATCGAGATCGAACTCGCTGCCCATGCCGGTGGGCATTTCCAGGCCCTCATCGAGCAGCACCTCGATGCTCTCGATGAGGGTCTGCAGGGTGCCGGTGTAATACTGCTGCTCCAGCGCCTCGACGTTGTTGTTCAGGGGCATGGGGCCCACGCCGATCTTGTAGCCGGGCACGCCGAACGCGCGCGCGACGTCCTCGCCGGTCCACCGCAGCTGCTCGATCAGCTGCGCGTCGACCGCGTCGATGGTCATGGTCTCGTACTTGAGCCCATCGCCGAGCACCGCGACGCGTCCGATGTTCTGGGCCGAGAAGTTCTCTTCCCATTCGCGCTTCAGGCGCGCAGCCGTCTCGTCGGTGATGCTGGCCGGCGCGGTCAGCATGCCGGACGGCCGGCTCATGTTCTCGAAGAACCGCGCGCTGTTGCTCTGGATGCGGTTGCCCTGCGTGGCCGCGGCGCCGCAGGCGTAGATCGGCGAGACCCCCACCAGCGGGTGGAACAGCGTCATGCCGCGGTCGTGAATGATCTCGCTGGCCGGCACCGTGTCGCCGAGTGGCTTCTCCGCGAGCATGTCGGCGCCCAGGCGGTAGTAGACCGAGCCATCCTCGGCCACCAGCGGCGTGACCAGGCGCGGATGCAGCACGTGCATCTCGGTGACCAGGCCTCGCGCGTCGTTGCGCACCTTGAGCACGAAGGTGTTTCCGTAGAGCAGCTTCGAGATCACCCACGACGTCAGGAACTGGATTCGCGTCTGGTAGCTATTGGGCTTGCGCAGTGGTCCCCAGAATGGCGACTGCGCGGTGACTTCATCCCAGATGGCGCCGTCCTGCTGGACGAGGCGCACGCGCAGCTTGGCGATGTCCGAGGCGATGCGCGAGACGCACGCGAAGACCGCGGCGAACGCCAGCAGCGCCTCATGCCCGTCCTGCTGCACGCTGCGCTGCCAGGCACCCGCGAACGGCTCTCGGAGCCAGCCCCAGACCGCGGAGCCCAGCGGCACCAGGCCGGCCGGGGCCGCGCTCTTTCGGCGCAGGCTGATGTCGAAGCCGAGGAGTCGCACCTAGTCCCCCGATGCGCTGTCGGCGACGTCAGACGCGCGCACCAGGGCACTCGTGTTGTCCGTCGTCATGTCCGTGTCGGCATGGCCGGCGGGCGCCGGGTCCGGGTCCGCTGCCGCGATCTCGATGGGATCGGCGGCGGGCTCGCTCGCCGGCGCGGGCGCAGATGCTGCGCGCGCCGCAAGCTCGGCGTTGGTCGGGCGGCCACGCCGGCGGGCGGGCGCGGCGGGCGCCTGGGCGGCGGGCGCGGGCGCCTTGGCAGCGATGTGCTCGCCCGTTGCATGGCGAGCATCTCCCATGCGCACGAGGTATTCGGCGTCGACGGGGGTCGCGAAGACCTCGTCGCCAGGCGCCGCGTTCTGGCCCTCGTGGCGAAGGTTGCGCAGCGCAATGAGGCGTCGAGTCTGGTAGCTGTTCATCATGAAAGAGGGCCTCCAGAAAAAGGAAGGGCCGGCGCGCCCCTGAGCTACGCGCCGGCCTCGTGGGGCTCGTCAGGCGATCACGAGCCGTAGCGCTGCGCGGCCTCGATGTACTGGACGGCCGACGAACGGCGCTTGGCCCAGTTGATCCAGCGGTCGCACTTCAGGCCGACCATGCCGTTCTGCCAGAGCGAAACCAGCGATTGCGCGCCAGCGCTCGGCGCATCGTTCATCTGCACGGACGCCTCGGTGCTCATGTCCAGAAGCATCTGGCCGTCGTCGGCCAGCAGGATCTGGTCTTGCACCAGCAGGAAAATCTGCTGCTCGCCCGGCGAGCCGCTCGACACCACGCTGTTGGACGTGATGACGGGCAGGCCCTTGAACGTGCCACCATCCACGCCCAGGTTCGGGAACGCCGGATCGCCGTAGGCGGTGCGGATCGCGCCCAGCGAGATCGCCTCGCTCGGCGACATCAGCCAGATCGCCGAGGACAGCGGCACGTCGGCCGCAGCGACCTGCTGCAGGACGTAGGCGACGTCCTGGTCCAGAGCCGCCAGGGTCGCGCCGCTGGCCTGGCGCGAGACCACGCCGTTCGAGACCGAGGCCGGCGAGACGTTGGCCACGCCCGCGTAGCTCGGGTCGATGAAGCGCTTGTCCAGGTAGGCGGCGATGCCCGCGGCCAGGTCGGCGCGCACCAGCGCGTCGGCGGCCGGGTTGCTCATCGTCACCAGCTCCTGGGTCAGCACCGCGATGGTCGACGCCTTGGCCCAGGTGAGCGTCAGCGCGTCGAACGACGCCTTCTGCACCGGAGTGGGCAGACCCTCGCCGACGAACGTGCCGGACGTGCCAGCGGTCTGGCGCGGGATGCGGATGTTGAACGGCACGCGGCGCAGCTGGGGCAGCCGGCCGATGATGGTCTGCGGGCGCAGGAACTCGATGAACTCGCTCACCATGTTCTGCGCGTAGACCAGCGGGCCGGCCCAGGCCGAGTCCGACGTGGTGCCGGCGGCCACCGCGGTCTTCATCAGGGCATCGACCGAGCCGTACTGCACGATCTGCTTGATGAACATCGCGACTTCGGGCGTGGTGTCGTTCCACTGCTTGGCGATTTCGGCCGCGTGCATGATGTTGCCCTTGGCGCGGCCCAGCGCGATGGCGTAGCGGGCGAAGGCGATGCCTTTCTCCACGTTCGGCCGGACGCTGATGACGCCACCGCGCAGCTCGACGCCGCCTTGCTCCTGCCCACCGGCACCGCCGACGGTCCGGTCCGTCACCGGCGTGGCGCGCGCGACGACGCGGGCCTCGTGCGTCTTCAGACGCTCGATGTGCTCGTCGATGCGCTTGACTTCGGAGACGAGGCCGTCGTACTCCTCGCTTTCATGCTCGTCGAGCGAGGTACCTTCGTCCCCGCTCTTGGCCATGATGGCGTCCATGCGTTCTTCCGCGGTGACGCGCTTGGCAGCAAAGGCTGCGATTTGTTCACTGATCTTCACGGCGTTTCCTTTCGAGAATTGATGAATTCCCGAGACGCCGGGCGGTGTATTGGTGGCCCGCGTGACGGGCCGGTTGAGGCGAACGACCCGAGCAGCGCCAGACGCGGCGCGTCGTTGCTCCTGGTCGATCGCTTTGATGGCGGTGATCGATGCCTCCTGGTTGGCGGGGATCGTCACGCAGGACAATTCGAGCCAGTTCCAGGACAGGTACTTCAGGCCGTAGGTGCCCTCGATGCGGGCGGTCTCGATCGCGCTGAAGCCGATGGACAGGCCGCGCACGAGCTTGGCCTTGAGCATTTGCCAGTAGGTGTCCAGGCAGTCCTTGAGCGCGCCGGGCGTGGGCTCGTCGTAGACCTCGCAGTCCACCTCGATGCCCTTGGCAGAGATGCGCGCGGCGGTCACCCAGCCGATCGGGTCGTCCGAGTCATGGCCCCACAGCAGCGGCACGGGCAGCTTGAACTTCGCGCCGGTCGGGATCACGACGTCGTCCATCAGGTCGGTCGACGGCGTCGAGGCGATGCCGGTGAACGTGCGCTTGCCGCCGGCGTCGCCAATGGCCTTGATTTCGAGGGTCGAATAGGCGCGTTTCATGAGCGCTCCAATGAAAAAGGCCCGCGGTTGCGGGCCTTGGGTTTTCCGGTTCTGGCGGTCTAGAGAAAGAACGCCTGGTACTTCTTCTCGGCGACGACCTCATGGCTCGTCGCGCGGCCGATGGCCATCACGAGCGCCACGATCCCGTCGATGCGCTCGGTGCTCTTGGCCTTGTCGGGCTTGATGTTTCCGGCCGCGTCCTGGCTGATCGCCACGTTGTCGGCCATCCAGCGCAGCACCGGGTGCCCGCCATGACGCAGCGCCTTGAGCAGCAGTAGCCGCTCCAGCTCCTTGGTCGGTGCGGTCATCGAAGCGAAGCCCTGGCCGAACTGCACGACGGTGAAGCCGTCGCCCTGAAGCTGCGTCTGCAGGCCCGTGGAGTTCCAGCGGTCGATGGCGATCTCCTGGATGTCCAGAAGTTCGCCCAGCTCGCGGATGCGCTCGCGCACGACGTCGTAATCGACGACGTCGCCCTCGGTGGCCGTCAGGAAGCCCTGATCGCGCCACAGGTCATAGGGCACGCGGTCGCGCCGCGCGCGCAGCAAGATGCGCTCTCCGGGCACAAAGAACAGCGGCACGATGTCGAACTCGCCCGGGTCGTCCGGGTCCTCCACCAGCGCCACCACCGCGCTGATGTCCGTGGTGGTGGACAGGTCGACGCCCAGCCAGGCGCGCCGCCCGCGCAGCATCTCCAGCGGCGGCACCTTGGCGTTGCACGGGTCCCAGGTCTGCTCGATGCGCAGCCAGCGGTTTTCCTGCGACGTCCAAATGTTCAGGTGCAGCCGCTTGAAGGTGTTTTCGTAGGCGGCGATCTCCTGCGCCTTCTTGCACTCGGCGCGGAGGTAGTCGAGCTTGATCGAGTGGCCCAGGCCAGGGTTCGCCTTGGCCCACACCGCCTCATCCATCCAGTCGTCGTCCGGGTCGGCGCAGAACAGCACCGGCAGAAACGCGTCGTCCTGAATGATCCCCTTGGACACGCGCACCGCGTAGTCCCACAGCTCCCAGCAGATCGTGTGGCGGTCATAGCCGGCCGTCGTGATGTAGACCTCGACGGGCTGGCGGCGCGAGCCGACCGACGTCGTCAGGACGTCGATCAATTCGCGGTTGCGCTGCGTGTGCACCTCGTCGACCACCACGCCGCTGGCGTTCAGGCCGTGCTTGGTGAACGCGTCGGCCGAGAGCACCTTGTAGCTCGACGCCGATTCCAGGTGAACCATCGAGCGCCGGTAGACCTCACTGCGCGCGCGCAGCGGCGGCGACTGCTGGACCATCTGCCTGGCCACGTCGAAGACGATGGCCGCCTGCTCGCGGTCGGCCGCTGCGCTGTAGACCTCGGCGCCCATCTCGCGATCGGCGTGCAGCAGATACAGCGCGATGCCGGCGGCCAGCGTCGACTTGCCGTTCTTGCGCGGCACGAAGACGAAGGCCTTGCGGTACTTGCGCGTGCCGTCCTTGCGCTTCCACCCGAACAGCGGCCGGACCACCTGGTCGCGCTCCCAGGCGTCGAGGATCAGCGGCTTGCCGGCGAGTTCGCCCTTGGTGTGGGTGAGGCACGTCTCGAAGAACTTGACGGCGCGGTCGGCCGCCGCCTCATCGAACCAGAACCCGCCAGGGCTGCGCTTCTTAGAACGCGAACGGGACGTTGCCGGGCTGGTCTTCTTCATTGCCGGGTTCCAGGTCAGGAACGTGCGGCGCATTGATGCGCGTGCGCGCCGCCGGCGTCAGGCCGAACTCGCCCAGGAACTTGCTCATCTGGTCGACGGCCTGCTTGCTGATCGTGTGCCAGGGGTTGACGATCGGGTAGCCGTTGCCGGTGAAGGCCAGTGCCGACGCCTTGGCGATCTGCTCCTCGGCCTCGACGTGGCGCGCCCAAGCCTGGCAGTAGGCCGCGAACGCCGCGCGATCGAGCCGCGTGAGCAGCTTCAGGCGCACCAGCACAGGCCCGAGACGTTCCCATTCGATGCGCGCCTCGGTCGACAGGTGCCGCGGCATCGCCGGCATTTCGACTTTCGGCTTGGGCTCGCCCTTGGGGAGCGCCTTCTTGCCAGGGTTGCCCGCGATCACCTTCAGGGCGGTGGGCTTGGGTGGAGGGCCGGACATGATCAATTTGCTTTCACTGTCTTGAGTGCCGCCGGCGACCGCGGCGGGGCGGCGACCGCCGCCTCTTCCGCCATGTGCCGCAGCACGATCTCGGCCATCACGCGCAGCGCGGTGCCGGTGTTGCCGATGTGGCGGCCGTTCTTGACGGCCAGGATCGCGTCGAACAGCGCGTCGAAGGACGACACCTCGCCCACGAGGACGTGCGCCTTGCGGTAGCGCTTTTCCAGCGTCACCGCGAAGTCGTAGAACGCCTGGCGGTCCTCGGGCAGGAACGCGATGAGCAGCTCCTCGTACTTGGCGATCGGCACGCCGAGACTGACGGCCTTGGCCTCATCGAGCTTGAACATTTCCTCGTAGACCGCGCTGTACTTCTGCCAGTCCAGCGACAGGCCCTCGTAGATTTCGCGCAGGATGTTCGGGTCGTCCTTGCCCGTGAGCGCGTTGTGCGAGAGCTGGATCGCGCGGCGCTGCTGCTCGGTCAGGTCGGTCAGGATCTCGATGACGTCGGCCTCGTCGATGCCGGCCTTCATCGCCGCTTGCACCCGGTGGTTGCCCGAGAGCACCTCGCCGCGGTAGACCAGCGGCAGCGACGTCAGGACGCCGTCATGGCGCAGGTTGGCCACGAGCCGATTGAACTCCGGCTCGGCCATGTAGCGCGCGTTCTTGTCCAGGAGCCGCAGCTCGCTGAGCGGGCGCCGCACGATGCGCGTCTGCAGCTTGGCCGAAGCGGCCGAGCCATTCGAGGTAGATGGCTTTGGCGGTGCGCTCTCGGTTTCCGATGGCGCACTCGTAGTTGAGGAAGCCGTCTTTGCGACCCGTGAGTTCATAGATTCCCCGGTACTTCATGGAAACAGGCTTGTCGGTGAAGGCGGTCGTGCACAGCGTGGTCGGGCGCGTCACGGTGCGCTTGCACCAGGCGTCGACCGTTTCGTGGCTGGCCGCCAGCATCGCCACCAGCTTGGCCAGGCGCCGCTCATGGACGATGCAGAAGTCCGACAGCAGGTAGATGCACTCACCAGGCGCGTACTTGGCGCGCGCGTAGATGAAACCGCCGGCGAGCTTGCCGTCCAACATCACCAGGTAGTTGGCGACGCCGGTGGTGTGCGCGATTCCCTTGGCCAGGTACGCGTTGCGCAGGAAGGTCATCTGCGCGCTGGTGGCCGGCACCAGCTGCACGTCGGTGTTCGGGCCCAGCGTGGCCGGGTCGACCTTCTCGTAGGCGAAGCTCTCGCTGCGATTGACGCTGCGCCGGAACGACGAGCGGCCCGCGTTCATATAGCCGTAGACCGGCTTGTTGGTCGTCGAGCGGAACTCGGTCGTCGGCTTGAAGCCCTTCAGCTCCTGATCGCTGTAGATGAAATACGGCACGCCGGCGCGGTGGACCTCGGCCAGCCATTCAGGCATGTCCTTCGGGTCCCAGGTGCGAAAGCTCGGCGGCTGCCAGTCGATGTTGGTGTCGAGGAACCGGTACATGCGCTCGTAGCCGCCCTTGTAGGTCGGCATGAAGCCGCAGATCCCGGCGCCCTTGACCATCGCGCGCTGCGCGTGGTCGCGGAAGTCGCCAGCGAAGAAGTCGTCCAGCAGCACGCCACTGCGCAGCGCCAGCACCTTCTCGCGCGCCTTGGCCAGGTAGGTCGCGAAGTGCGTGCGGCAGTGCTCGAAGTGGCCGCGCGCGAAGTCGTTGTCTCCGGCGAACTGGCTCAAGCCCAGCGCCACGATCACCGCGGCGAGCCGGTCCCCGAAGTCGGCCAGGCCGGCCTCTTCCATGAACGCCAGGCGGCCCTTGAACGTCATGTCGATCGCGCTGCCGGTCAGCAGCGCGCCGGCCGCGCACGAGACGAGCGAGACGTCGTTGCTGCGCACGATCTTGTCGGGGTACTTGCCTTTGAGCGCGCGGTCAACGCGGAAAGAGCCCGAGCAGCAGACATAGATTTCCGGCCAGGTCGAGCAATCGACCGCGCCCAGCAGCTGATTGACGACGGTCATCGGAACGGCACCGACAAACATGCGCGAAAACCCCCCGCGGTATATTTACTGTGCTACAATAAAGTCTCATTGAACGAGACCAGCATGGCCGCGCCAACGGCCTGTTTCTTCAACCCAGAGGCTGTAAGGAGTCCCTGCCATGAACGAAAGCACCCGCGTCGCATCCTTGACGGATGCCCTTCCCCGCCTGAGCGGCGGCGACCAGGCGTTCGCCGTCGACCTCATCACGTCCTTCTCGCGCCGCCGCTCCCTGTCGGACAAGCAGTGGCTGTGGGTCGACAAGCTCACCCAGCGAGCCACCAACCCCGCGGCGGACCAGCCCGCCACAGAAACGGTGGGCGACTTCAACGGCGTAATGGCGCTGTTCCAGCGCGCCAAGCAGAAGCTGCGCTATCCGAAGATCGTTCTCCAGATCGACCACCAACCAGTGCACCTCTCGCTGGCGGGCCCGCGCAGCAAGCACGAGGGCCAGGTGCAGGTGACGGACGGCGGCAGCTACGGCAGCAACGTGTGGTTCGGCCGGGTCGACGCCGCGGGCAACTGGACGCAGAGCCGCTCGATCACCGAGGAAGACGTGCGCGCCGTTCGCCGGCTGCTGCAGGAGTTCTCGAAGGACCCGGCCGGCGTGGCCAAGAAGCACGGCGCGCTGACCGGGCGCTGCTGCTTCTGCAACACCAAGCTGACCGACGAGCACAGCACGGCAGTGGGCTTCGGCCCGACCTGCGCGAAGAACTACGGGCTGGAAGCGGAGTGGAAGGGTGCAAGCGCCCTCCTCGCCGCCGCCTGAACGGGAGAACCACCATGACCGATTTCAGCTGCGTCACGTGGTTCGAGCGCGACCGCCAGTACATCAGCCTGGGCAGCGCCGCGCAACCGACGATCTTCGAGCTGTGGGATGACGACGTGACGACAGCCGTCGAAGACGGTTTTCTGCCCACGCCTCGCGTCCCGCGCCCCAGCGACGACGACTGGCTGCCCTGCGCGGTGGCCTACGCCGAAGCCATGAACCTGATCCCGAGGAGCCAATCATGAGCGCGTTCCTCTGCAGCTCCCACCACATCAGCACCCTGGTGTCCTGGGGCCACGCGAACGGCATCATCGCCGCGCACAACGGCAAGCGCTTCGCGCTCGACGACCCGATCGTCTGCGAAATCGCTGGCGAGATCCTCTACGAGGCCAACGTCGAGGCCATCGCCGCGCGCTACGGTCGCGAGAGCGCGGACGCCGATTCGACCAGCAGCCCCTGGATCTTCGAGCTGGTGACCGAGCTGCCGTCGCCGGGCACGATCGTGAACGGCTGCAGCTGCTACGCCTATCAGGCGTGCGAGGCCGACAGCTACACCGACTCGCTGGCCCAGGCGATCGTCAACGCGATCAAGGAAGCCGCGTCGCGGCTGCCGACGACCGCGCGTGACGGCGCCTGGGAAATCGACTAGGGCGCCGGCGCGGGAGCGGGCGGCGTCGGGGCGCCAGGGTTCGAAGCGATGGCGTCCGAGATGGCCTGCGAATTGGCCGTCACGCCCGCGAAGACCGCGTCGACCTTGGCCTGGGTTTCGGGCGACAGCGTCACGTTCGCCAGCGCGTCCTTCAGCTGCTGTTCGAGGCCTGCGATGAACGCCGTCAGGCTGGCGACCTCGCCGGTTTGGGCCGCGACTGCGGTGACGAGATCGTCAATGGTGTTGGACATGGTGGTTACCTTTTGAACAAGGGTTGCAAGGAGTGCCGAGATTTCGGCGAGAGAGCACTGGCAGCAGCAGCGACAGCAGCAGTGGGACATCGAAAATTCCTTCACGCGCCATAGTCCGCCATGGCTTTTCTGTGCTACAATTAAGACATGGACAAGACGACTCTCACAGGCCCGCAGGTCAAGCGCTTGATGCGCGTGAACGGCAAGACGATTCGAGGCCTGTCCGCGTCCATGAACATCACGCAGAAGCGCGTGCGCTACGTGCGCGAGCACGGCGTTCGCGGTGAGTGCTTCGTGCGCGACTGGCTCGAAGCGCTTACCTCACCCAGTACCCAACCGACCGCAACCGCGGCCATCCCTGACGAGCCGCGCCAACGGCTCGCCATCACAGCACTGTAAGGAGTGAAACCATGGCACACATGATCGACACAACCACCGGCCGCGCCGCCATCGCCTACGTCGGCGAGACGCCCTGGCACAAGATGGGCAAGGCGCTCACGCCCGGCGCGCCCATCGAAACCTGGGCCATCGAGGCGGGCCTGAGCCATAGCGTCCAGCGCACGGCCGTGCAATACATGAAGCCGGACGGCGGGGTCATCGTCTACCCAGAGCGCGACGTCCTTTATCGCAGCGACACGCACGCGCCGCTGGGCATCGTGTCCAAGTGGTATCAGGTGGTCCAGCCGGCCGAAGTCCTCGGCTTCTTCGCCGAGCTGATCAAGCACAACGGGTTCGAGCTGGAGACGGCCGGCGCGCTCGATGGCGGCAAGCGCATCTGGGCGCTCGCCCGCGTCAACGACGGTGAGTGTCTGCTCGAAACGGACAAGATCCGGCCCTACGTGCTGCTGGCCACCAGCTACGACGCCAGCCTGAGCACGACGGCCAAGTTCACCAGCGTGCGCGTGGTCTGCCACAACACGCTGACCATGGCCGCGGGCTACGGGGCGCAAGGCGCCTCAGAGCACGACGAGGTCGGCAGCGTCATCAAGGTGCCGCACAACGCGAAGTTCAATGCGGAGGACGTGCGCCTGGATCTGGGCATCGTCTTCGACCAGTGGGAGCGCTTCCTCGCCACCACGCGTCGGCTCGCGCGCCAGCAGGTCAACGAGACGTTCTGCGCGGCCTTCCTGAAGGCGCTGCTGCCGCTGCCCACGCCGCCCAAGGACGCCAAGCCCGGCCAGGTCGTCAAGCCGCCCAAGTCAGTGGAAGAGACGCGCGCGTTCAAGTCGATCATGGCGCTGTTCGACGGCGGCGCGATCGGCTCAGATCTGCCCGAAGCCAAGGGCACGGCGTTCGGCCTGCTCAACGCCGTCACCGAGTATGTCGACCACACGCGCGGCGGCGACGACACGCGCCTGTCGTCCGCCTGGTTCGGCGACGGCGAGGCGATGAAGAACAAGGCCCTGAAGCTGCTGGCCTCGACGGTCAGCTGATACCCACCACAACCAGCGCCCGCGGTGAACGACCAGCCGCGGGCTTTTTTGTGCCCGAACGAAGTAGGAGAGCGAAATGGAAATCGAAACGAACGTCCTGGCCGCGCTGAGCAGCGCGCGCATGAACGGCCCGCACCTGGTGATCGAGCAGCAGCTCGATCGGCACCTGTACGTGCGCGTGAACAAGGTGCTGATGGCCGCCGGCGGCCGATGGAATAGCCGCGCGAAGGCTCACGTCTTCGAGGGCGACGCCGCCGAGCGCATGGAGCAGATCATCCTGACCGGCAGCGTCGTGGTGCCGAAGGACGAGTTCGAGTTTTTCGAGACGCCGCCGGCTGTCGTCGACCGGGTGTGCGAGGCGGCCGACGTGGGCGGCGGCATGCGCGTGCTCGAACCCAGCGCCGGGCGCGGCAAGCTGGTGCAGCCGTTCAAGGGGATCGCGTTCCTGGACGCGATCGAGAAGATGCCGGCCAACGCGGCGCACCTGCGCTCGCTGGGCTGGCTCGACGACGTGCAGGAGACAGACTTCATGAGCTGCGATCCGCGCCCGGTGTACGACCGGATCGTCATGAACCCGCCGTTCAGCAACCGCCAGGACGTCAAGCACGTGCTCCACGCCCTGCGCTTCCTGAAGCCGGGCGGTCGCCTGGTGGCCGTGATGTCGGCCGGCGTCACGTTCCGCAGCGACCGCCTCACCACCGAGTTCCGCGCGGAGATCGAGCGCCGCGGCGGGACCATCGAGGCCCTGCCCGAGGGCGCCTTCAAGTCCTCCGGCACCGGGGTGTACACGGTGCTGGTGACGGCCAACGCGTGATCAAAGGACGAAGCCCCGGTTCCGCGCCAACGGTACCGGGGCTTCTACCCAGCCAGACCGTGAAGGGGTCCAGCCAGGTGCGAGAAGTGTCTCACAAGCCCCTGATCCCTTGCCATCATCTACTTTTCTGTGCTACAATCAATTACCAGGCAACGAAAGGACCGTCCCCATGAAAACCGCTTCGTTCTTCACCTACACCGGCCCGGGTCGCGTGTCGATCTCGCGTTTCCCGCCGCGCTCGACGCCGGCAGGCTTTCGCATCTTCAAGCCGCTGGCGCCGGGGGCGTGGTTCAACAGCGTCACGCGCCCGGAGTACGAGCGCCTGTACGCCGAACAGCTGGCGCTGCTCGATCCGAAGGTCGTGCACGACAAGCTGATGGAGCTGGCCGCCGGCGCCGAGCCGGTGCTGCTGTGCTACGAGAAGCCGCCGTTCACCGAGACGAACTGGTGCCATCGCCGCCTGGTCGCGGCGTGGTTCGAGCGCGAGCTGCACATCGAGGTGCCGGAGTTCGAGATCGCCAGGCCGGAGTCCCGGCAGGGAGTGCTGCTGTGAGCCGCTATCGCACCGACGAGCTGCGCGGGCGCGCGCTCGACAAGCTCTGCAGGCAGCTGGTCGACGGCCTCAAGGAGGTCGCCCGCGTCGTCGACGTCAACACCTCGCCAGCCGACATCGCGGCGTCCGTGGTGTCGCTGTTCGAGTCGATGCCGCGCAGGACAGAGCTGCAGCGCAGCACGCTCGGCGACGCCTTCCAGCGCCTAGACGATCATCCGAACTGGTGGGGCGACTACAGCTCCTTCCAGACCTGGCACGCCTGCCTTCGCATCACGCGCAACAGCCGGGTGTACGGCCCAAGGCTGTTCGCGGCTTGGACCGACAAGCCCACCACCCAACCGAGGAGCCCATCATGAGCCGCTACCGCGTCACCGTGGTCGAGAAGATCACACGCCACTACGAGATCGGAGGCTGCGACACCGACGACCAGGCGATGAAGCTGGCCGAGGAGGAGTGCGAAGACGGCGACGAGAGCCACAAGGTCGGCGACGGCGAGTACGAGTACGAGAGCTATCTCACGCCCGACGCCGCGCCCGCCTCGGCCGGCCCGCTCGACATCGTCACGCGCGCCATCCAGGCGATCGGCCAATCGCACTTCTGCCCCGAAGGCATCACGGCGCTGCGCGACTACGTGCACGACCGGGGCTGGCATGGCCTCGGTGTGCGCGCCGGCGTCGATCCCGTGCAGCTCCATCGGGCCTACGACCAGGCCATGGAAATGATGCGCCAGCTGTTCGCGCCCATCGACAGGAGCGACGCATCATGAGCACCAACGGAACCTTCGAGGTCGAAGACTGCGACATCGTGCGCCTGGACGGCCGGCTCGACGGCGAGAGCGTCGAGCACGAGCGCGCGGGCTGGGTGAACGTCGGAGCCTTCGCGCTGCGAATCGATGTCAGCCAGGCCGGCGACCTGACGGTCAACGCCTACCCCATCGGCAACGAAGGCGACTCGCTCGCGCAGTTCAGTGTGACGCGCGCCGCTGCGATGGCCGCCGGCGCCCAGCCGCAGGAGAACGACGAATGACCACCATCACCCACACGGATGGCCCATGGCTCGTGCGCGAGCAGGGTGACGCGAACGAGTACGTGCTGCTCACGCCTGACGGCCGCTGGCTCATGGCCATCCGCCACAACGGCGAGCAGCTCGTGGCCAAGCAGCGCGCGAACCTCGCGCTGGCGGCCGGCGCTCCGGGACTGCTGAAGGCGCTGGAGCAGATCCGCGCGGCCTACCAGCAGCATTTCGACGTCATGCCGCTGGCATGGCAAACGTTCGACGACATCGCGGCGCAGGCCATCGCCCAGGCCACGGTGGCGCAGGACGACCTGCTCAACGCGCAACCGGCCGCGACCGCGATCCCTCGGCCTGGCTCTTGATCTCGTGGCAGTGGTTGCACAGCGGCTGGAGGTTGCCACGGTCCCAGAACTCGCCCTCGAACTTGACCGGCTTGATGTGGTCGACCAGCACGGCCAGCGTCACCCGGCCAGCAGCGGTGCACATGCGGCACAGCGGCTCGGCGTCCAGGACCGATTTGCGCAGGCGCTGCCAGCGCGCCGTGTGATACCACCTGTCGGTCTGCAGGTTGCGGCCAGCGCGCTTGGCGTTGTACTCGCGGTAGTTCTCGGCCCGGTGCGCGTCGCAGTAGCCGGGCACCTTGACCAGCTCTCGGCAACCAGCCCGACAGCAGACGGTGGGCGCGGACCAGGGCATCGGACGAAGGAGTGGAGCGGGCTTCCTGCAACGAGCAGGACTCTCGGGGAGGACCCCGTGCATCGCATCAATGCTTAGCCCGCGGAAATCGGTCTGTTTATCTTGTGCTACAGTTATCTATCGAGCCTGCATCCACAGGCGCAACAGCAGAAGGAGCGCGCGCCATGATCGCCGAACCGAAGAAGGCCAAGCCGGAGGCAGAGCCGGCCGCCGAGCCGAAGAAGATCGGCCGGCCCAAGGGCTCGAAGTCCAGCGACCGGGACGACATGATCCGGGTGCGCTGCAACCGCGCGCAACGCGAGGCGTTCGAGCAGCTCGGCGGTGCCGACTGGCTGCGCGAGCTGATCGACAAGAAGGCCAAGCGGCTCTGACGTCAATGCCCCGCCGAGGCCCGGGATGGGCCCTGCGGGACCTCGGCAGGCCCAGGCAACCCCTGGACTACCTGCCCGCCTCACCGACCCCACTGCAGGACCACCTATGGGCCTTGCTGGGGCAATTGCAAACCACCCCCTCGCCAACCCTCGGCCACGTGCGCAACACCTCGACGCCGCTCTAGCGTGGGGATGACCAGGGTGTGCGGCAGGCCCCCCACCGATAGGCAGGGTGGATGGGCGGGCAGCGGCGATGGCCAGGCCACAGATGGTGCAGCAGCAGCGATAGGCGACGCCGAGCTGGACGGGCTGGGCTGGGCGACCGGACCGGAGCGAGTGGGCTGGCGGGCGCGGCGTGCAGGTCGGCCAGCAGGCCAGGCAGGTCGGTCTATGGCGCCAAACCAACGCGCGTATCGGGCGCGTAGACGGCGATCGTCGACCTCCCAACCCTTACCCACAGCCACCGATTCGAGTTCGGCTACGGGCTTCTAAACGCGTCCGGCCCTCTAGAGCCTCGATCCACCAGCACCGATCAAGGAACTGGGATGGCTGCAGTCCGCCCATAGGTGCATTTAGCGCCGCAGGCTCTTTTCCTGTGCCACAATAAAGCATCAGCAGCAAGGAGAGCAGCATGTACGCGATGACCCAGGACGAGCAGAACGCGAAGCTGGCCGCACGAGCCGAGCCGATGGCCAAGGGCGCGATCGGCCTTCGGTTCAAGGTCTGGCTCACCAAGAACGAGTTCGTAGCCGGCCAGATCGTTGAGTGCCGCCTGCTCAAGATCATCAACCGCTACACGCCCGCCGGCACCCGCGTGGCTGAGTGCAGGTTCGAGTCGGTGATCGACACCGGCTTGGGCAAGCACCGGGTCGTCACCCGCGACGTCCCACGATAGGCCATCCAGCTCACTTCACCCCGTTGCGGCGGGGTCGAGCCACGGGGAGCAGTTCCCTTTGGCTGTGAAGGAGCCCACGCAATGACCACCCGCACGACCCGCCCGGCTACGCCCGAAGAGATCGCCAACTACCGCGCCGCAGTCGCACCGCTGATCGGCAACGTCAAGGCAGTCACCACCCTGCGCTACCAGATGAAGCTCATCGTCAAGAGCACCGGGATTTTCAAGAGGGTCTGACAGGCCATCAGGCACAACCCGCTGCGGCGGGTTTCCTTTTCGCCGAGCTGCCGGCGAGCCGACAACGCAACGACGGCCCAGCCCATAGAAAATCGACACTTCCTCGCATCGGGGCGTAAACCCTGCGTACCGCGATTTTCGGGATCGGCCCTACTAACCCCTTGCCACCCTTGCGATAAGAGCGCTGTCGAGGGGGTTTTCTTCCACCAAATCAACAGCTTAGGAATGCCCTGCCACTTAATTGGGCAATGCCGCATTTTTGGGCAATTCCCGCATGGCCGGCCAGGCGCTGCGTCATAGGTGAAATTAATCCCGCAGGCTCGTTTTCTGTGCCACGAATCACGGGTTAATTGGGCACAAAAAAGCCGCGTTCACGTCGGACGTGGTCGCGGCTGGTGGCCTCGGGCGAAAATGTAATTCGGCGCGGTCCTGCGTGTCAAGCGCCGGGCTGGGAATTACGACTCGACCGGCTGCTCGATCACAGCATTTCCCGGACGCGCAGGCGCTTGATCAGCATCGCGCGGGCCTCGGCCACCATTTGCGCGCGCTCCATGTCGTCGACCGGCAGGCGCGGCGAGCGCCAGACCGTCAGGCCGGTGACCAGGTTGCGCGCGTTCAGGTGCAGCGCGTTGCGGTAGGGCTGGGGCACGGAATTCAGGCAGCCGTCCACGCCGCTCATGATGCAGTTCTCGACGTCGCCGTCCAGGGCGCCGTTGACGTCGTCGTACTGGCGGCTGGTCCGGTACTGCGCCAGGTATGCGGCAGCGGAGGGGTAGCCCACCGCGGTCCGGTAATCGCAGGCCCAGCGGTGCCAGCGGCCGAGCAAGTCGTTGAGGATGACGTCGTCGTTGTTGATGGCGTGCTGCACGTTCAGTCCTCCTTCACGATGCTGGTTGCGGGGCGGGTTCGCTCGCTCGCCTGAGAGCGAGCGCGCAGGCTGGGCAGCGCCACCGACCTTGCACGGCCAGCAGCGTCCAGCCCTGGTGTTCGGCTTGTTCGGCGGTGGCTTGGAGCCCGCAGCCGTCACGGCAGCTGACCAGCTCAACGCGGGGATTCATCGAGACGGCGACCATCGCGACGCCCATCCTCAGTACGGCCAGGTCGGCACCACATCGTGGGCGTGGCCGTTGAGCCAGGCGGTGACCACGCCATGCAGCGCGAACCAGTGCCGCTGGCCCACGACGTCTTCCAGCTGGCGCCGGTAGGGCGAGGTGATCCGGCCGGCTTTGGCGGCCTCGGCGCAGACCGGGCCGCGCGCGATGTGCCGTGCAGAGCACACCACGCAGTCGGCCCTGTACTGGCCCCAGAGCCGCTTGCTGGCGGCCACGCAATCCGGGCAGGTCTCCATGGCTCAGGCAGCGTCCTTGTCCACGAGGTAGACCGACACGCTGACGTTGCCGGTCGTGATCTGCTCGTCGGGCGACGAGCCGTTCCATCCCAGCGAGCCGCTGACGGTGACGCCGATGTCCTTGGTGGCGTCGTCATGGATCAGGTCGATGAAGGCGGTCGCGGCGGCCAGCGCGAGCTGGCTGTCGCGGTGGTGCATCGGCTGGGTGGCGACCACGCGCAGCAGCTCGGCGGCGACGTGATCCTTGGTGTGGCCCTTGTCGACGCCACGGACTTTGAAGGAGTAGCTCATGCGGTTGCTTTCTCGGTGTTGGGCCGCGACTTCAAGGGGCGCGCGACCGACCTGACCCCGTCGTCCTCAAGGAACGACACCTGCTGCGGCTGCAGCGGCTCGATGACGACCTCGGTGCGCGGGTTGGCGCGATCGATGCCATGGAACACGTGCTTCTCGCGCACCTGGCGGTCGTTGCGGTAGACGCCGGCTTGCACCAGCACGCGTCCGGTGACGGCCGAAGTCATGGTGTGCCGACCCTCGGCGTCGATCGAGTGGCGCTCGGGCTGGACCTGCGTGCGCACCCAGCGGTCTTGCAGGACGTCCAGGACGATCGACTCGTCCAGGTCGGGCCGCTCGCTGGCGTAGAAGATCCGCAGCGTCACGCTCACCGGACCGACCAGGCGCTGGCGGGCGGCGGGCGGGATCTGCCGGCGCGCGTCGTCCTCGAAGGTCAAGGCCTTGTCCGACTTGCGCAGGATCGTGCGGCGCGCGTCCTTCGGGCCGATCGTGGCCAACTCGCGGCTGTTGGCCTTGCTGGCGGGCTCGCCGAGGATGACGAAGGAAATCACGCCGGCACCTCATGGCCACCGCGCGATTGATCCCAGGCTTCCAGTGCGTCGGCGTGGCGCAGAAGCGATGCACCGACCTTGCGCATGCGGATCACGTTCCACTGCACGTCGTCGTTGGACATGAACTGGCGCAGCTGGTACTGCGGCTCTTCACCACGCGGCACTTTGATCGGGTAGCGATCCTGCAGCAGCTCGCCGAAGAAGTCGCCTTGCTCATCGAGCATGACGCGAGCGCGCTGCTCGGGCTCATGCTGGCGAGCGAGCAGGCTGCGGGCAAGCTGCTTCAGGTGCTCGATCGAGGCGTAGGCCAGGTGTTCATCAAAGCCCGGGTTGCGGGAATAGAACTCGAACACATGCATCGCCACCGTGGTCGGCGAGATGCGAATCGCGCCGCGCATTTCGTCGACCGCGCGCGCCATCTGCTGGAGGATCTTTTCACGCAAGCTCATGGGGAACCTCGGCAAGTGCATTGAAGAAATCGGCCATCGCCGGCGCGATGCGGCGCATGTCGGCCTGCATCGCGTCCGTCATTCCCTGCAGCAGCAGCTGCGCGTCCATCTGCGCGAAGCCGCCGCGCTCGAAATCGCGTGCGCGACCCCACAGCCACAGGGCGTCCTCACTCATCCGAGGCACCGGATCGCGGGCCTGGGCAATGATTCGCGTCGTGCTCGGTTTCACCTCTGGCGCGCGGAGCGCTTCCTCGAACTCGGCTTGCGGCACGTCGGCAAGGCGCTGGTAGCGGCTCGCGCTCTGCGTGCTGATGCCGGTGTCCGCAAGCGCCTGGGCATAGGGTGAAGGGTGGATCGGCTCCGCACGCTTGGGAGCCGATTTCACGTCGCCACCGCCTGCCGTCTCTGAGCGCGAAAGCTCCTTCAGCAGCTCGCCGACGCGCCGCTCAGCCCGAAGGCGCACATCGCACGCCTTGCGCTCGGCCTCGACGTTGCGCACCTGCATGGCATAGACCTCCAGCGCGCGCGCTTTGTCCTTGATGTCGAGGGCTTCGTCGACCGCATGGCATTCGGCGATCGTGCGGCACATCGCGTTGTAGAGGACAAGTTCCATCAGAGCGCCTCCTCGGGCTCGTGCTGTTCGGCCTGCAGCTCGGTGGCCAGCGCCGCGCGCCAGGCCGCGCGCTGGAACAGCGTCAGGTTCTCGCCGCGCTCCTCGCGCTCGCGCAGCCGATCGGCCCACGCGCGCGGGCCGCCGGAGCCCACCGGCCGCCAGGCCTCGCGGATCGCGCGGACGACCTTCGGATCGGGCGCAGGCGCCGGCAGGCGTGGCGCGCTGGCCGTGTGTTCGACCGGCCGGCGGCACGCGTCGCGGAACTGCAGCACGGTCGGCGCGCGATCGGGCGGGAGGTGATCCAGGCCGTAGGCGATGGCGTCGGGCGCCTGCTGGAACACCGACAGCTCGCGCGCCCAGTTGGCCTTGACCTCGGCCAGGTCGATGCCGTCGTACTGGCGAAGGAACGCCTGGCCGTAGGTGGTGGCCAGGCGCAGGAAGATCCGATCAACCCAGCTGTCGGGGAGTGACATCGGTCACCTCGGCGTCGATGAAGTCGGCTTGCGCCGGGCGGGCCGCGCCATTGCCCGGCAGGCGGCCGGTGAGGAAGGCCACCTTCTCAGCGGCGTCGCGCTCGTCGCGCTGGCGGAAGGTCTCGATCAGCGGGCCGTGGCGCGTCGGCGGGTGCTCGTCACGGACGTACTTCGCCTCGAAGCCCTTCCAGGACTTGGCCATGACCTTCTCGGCCGCCTGCACCGGCGTCCAGCCGGCCTTGAGCGCCTCGCGCTGGTGGTCGGCCCACGCCCGCGGCGTCAGCGGCGCCTTGTGCGCAGCCTTGTGCGCGATGAAGTCCGAGGCGGTCTTGGCATCGAATCCAGCCGCCACGAGCACCGAGGCCGGCACGATCTCGACGGGCGCAGGGGTAGCGCGCTTGCGCGCCGGGTCCTCTCCTGAACGTAGTGAAGGAGAGTTCTTCTCTTCTCTTCTCTTATCGGTTTCGTCTGGGTTGCCCATGGGTTCGGGCTGGGTTCGGGCTGGGTTACCGGTGGGTTTCCCAGGGGTTTCATCTGGGTTCTTTTTGGGACGGCCACCCTTGATGCCGTTCTTCCATGCGGCGAGCAGCGACGCGTTCTTCTCAGACCAGCCGAGCACGGTGATCGTGGCGCCATCGCGCTTCAGGAAGCCGGCCTCGATGAGCGCGGCCTCGAAGACGTCGGCATCGGCCGGGCACTTGCATTGCGACTTGACGCCGCGCGCCGGCATCACGAACGTGTCCGACCTGCGCTCCTGGCAATGGGCCCAGAGGCGAAGGATGTACAGCGGTGCCATCGGGTCGGCCAACGCGTCGACCACCATGCCAGTGCGCCAGTGGTCGAGGAAGTCGGGGTCGACGATCACGCCGTCACCCCCGGAGAGGTCGACGCGATCATTTCGCACTCGCGACGGCGGGCAGGTTGGCAGGCAGGCGGGCGGCGGGCGGCGGCACGGGCGGCAACCGCGGCGGCAGCGGCGCCTGCAGGAGGCAGAAGCGCAGGCGCTGCAGGGTCGCGAATCCCGGGTTCGAGATCGTGCGACGCGAGAATTTGGAGAGCCAGGAGTAGCTCACGCCCGAGGCATGGGCGATGGTTTTCCACTGGCCGCGATGGGCCTCAAGCAGGCGCCGGACGTCTTCATCCAGCGGCAGATCGGCGAGGGGTGCGAAGGTGTTCACCCCTCTGCAACGTAGCAACGGATTACCGCGCGTCAAGAGGAATCCCTAGAACTCCCTGGCGTCGTCATGGTTCTGCGTACAAAATGGGGGGTATGGGAATCCGTTACTAGACCCCCTAAGAATGGGGGACCCTTGAGGGCACGCGTCATGACCAATCGAAACGTCTCGCAATTCCTTCGATCCATCGCCGCGAACCTGGAGTGCCAGATGCGCGCGCAGTCAATGTCCGAGAGCGCGCTCGCTCGCGCCAGCGGCGTCTCGCCTCGAACGGTGGGCAACTTCCTGCGGCCCTCGAACCGCGTCACCCACAGCGGCACGAGCATGAGCTGTCCCTCTGGGACGCTGTCCAACCTGCACAAGCTGGCGGTCGCCTTAGAGGTCGAACCCTGGGAGCTGCTGCATGACAGCGTGGCCCGCATGCGGTTCCACAAGGCGGTGGAACGCGCGTTCCTAGACCGCGAGCAGACCGAGATAGACGACCTGGACGCCTAGTCCCCGGCGCTCTCCCAGCGCGGGTTTTCCCGCGCGCTCGCGCGTCTACACCAACGCGCAAATGGCCGTTTCCGAATGCCCCTTCAGGCAAAAATTTGCTTGACGGCGCGCAATCCGTTGCTACGTTTGATCCATCAGCCCGATTCATCGCGCTGTCAAAAATCAAACGGGAGTACGGCAAAAAATGGAGACGTTCGCCATCTGCTCGGACGGCCTGAACAGCGATGCAGTCAACGACATCGCCAAGGCCCTCGCCCATTTCGAACACGTCGAAGCAGGCCGCTTCACCGCGCGCTTTCGACAGAAGGACCCGAACTTCAAGCAGCTGGTGCTGGCGGCGGTCCCGACCGCTAGCGTGCGCCGCTCGCCGACGCATCGCTACGAGTGCTTCGTCGGCAACAAGCGTGTCGTCCTGAAGGGCCATCCCGTTTCCTACGGCACCGCGCAGCAGGCGTGGATCTTCTTCGCTCATGTCGTCGAGTCGCGAGACTCCGGCGCGCTGGGCTAGCGCAGGAAGCGGGTCATGAACGAGATCATTGAGCGCCCGGTCGGCGAGACCGGGCTAGCGGAGCCCTTGCCCGAAGGTTTTCCGGGCATTCGCCACGACGTCGAGATCGAGGCCTACCACGCGATGGTGGGGATCTCGAAGACCGGCCTGGACAACATCAACCGCAGCCCGGCGCACTACTACGCGCTGCACCGCGATCCGCTTCGGCCGACGCCCAAGGATCGCGCCGGGCAGCTTGAGGGCACGCTGGCTCATTGCGCGATCCTGGAGCCGCACGTGTTCGGCCAACGCTACGTCGTGATCCCCTCGAACGCGCCGCGCCGGCCCACCGAGGCGCAGTGGAACGCAGCGAAGCCGAGCCCCGACAGCGTCAACGCGATGGCCTGGTGGCGCGACTTCAACAGCCTGAACCAGGGCAAGACCGTCATCACCGGCCACCAGTACGAGGTGGCCATGCGCCAGGCCGACAGCGTGCATCGGCTGCACGACATCCACGACGCGCTCACGCGCGGGATGCCCGAGGTGTCGGCCATGTGGGTGGACCCGCAGACCGGCGTGCTGTGCCGGTGCCGGCCCGACTGGGTGGCGCGCTACGGCCCGCGCGCGGTCGTGCTGCTGGACGTCAAGACCTACGCGGACGCGAGCGCCCACGAGTTCCGCCGGCAGGTCGCGCGCAAGCGCTACCACGTGCAGGACGCGTTCTACAGCGACGGCTACCAGGCCGCCAGCGGCGACGCCGTGATGGGCTTCGTGTTCGTCGCGGTCGAGTCCGAGTACCCCTATGCGGCCAGCGCGCTGATGCTCGATGACCGCAGCCGCGCGCAGGGCAAGACGGACTACCGCCGCAACCTGGACACCTACGCCGAGTGCCTGCTGCGCGGCACCTGGCCCAGCTACAGCCAGGAGGTGCAGCTCATCGACCTGCCCGCCTGGGCCATGTCCGACTGAGAGGCCGGTCATGGATGAGCACCACCGCGCCAGCACCTACCTCACCGTCCTGCGAGACCAGATCGCGACGGCGGCGGTGGCGGCGTTCATCGCAGCTGACGCCACGAGCTGCGAGGAATACGACAGCGCACGCAAGCGGTACGCGAGCGCCGCCTACCTGATGGCTGACGCCATGTTGAAAGCACGAGAGGAAATCCACGAATGAACACCACCCCACGTCCGACCACCACGCTGCGCGACGTCGCCGCCGGTCAATCCGCCGGCTCGCTGCGCCAGCCGCGCCCGGACAATTTCCCGGCGATGCTGGAGGCCTACAAGGGCGAGATCGCGCGCGCCTTGCCCCGGCACCTGAACGCCGACAACATCACGCGGGTCGCGCTGACCTGCTTTCGCATCAACCCGCGCCTGGCCGAGTGCCAGCCGGCGTCCGTCTTCGCCTGCGTGATCCAGGCGTCGCAGCTCGGGCTGCGCCCCGGCATCCTGGGCGAGTGCTACCTCATCCCCTATCGCCAGCGCGACGAGGGCTACGTGTGCACGCTGCAGCTGGGCTACCAGGGCCTGCTCGAACTCGTGCGGCGCTCCGGCCTGGTCGACTCGATCTCGGCCCACCTGGTCTACGAGCGCGACGACTTCGACGTCCAGTGGGGCACCGAGCCGGGCATCCGCCACAAGCCGTGGCTAAACGGCGACCCGGGCCCAGTGCGCCTGGTCTACGCGGTCGCGCGCCTGAAGGGCGGCGGCTCGCACGCCGAGCTGATGACGCTGGAAGACATCGAGCGCATCAAGAACCGCAGCCAGAACGTGCAGACCGCCAGGCGCTACGGCAAGACCACGCCTTGGGATTCCGACTGGGGCGAGATGGCGCGCAAGACCGCGCTGCGCCGGATCTGCAAATACCTGCCGAAGTCTACCGACCTCGCGATGGCGCTGGCGCTCGACGACTCGGCCACGCGCGGCCAGCAGGTGCTCAGCGTGCACGAGGCTATCGACAACGCATTCGTGCCACCGCCCTACGTCGACGCGGACACCGGCGAGATCGATCCGCCGGCGGCTCCCCCGACGCCACAGGCCGCGCCCGCGCCGCAACGCGGTCGACCGCGCAAGGCCACGCCCGCCGGCGGCGCCGCGGCGCCGCGGCCCGAAGAGTATGACGACGACGGCCGGCCGCGCGACGAGCCGCCGATGGAGCCGCGCACCTTCGAGCAATACATCGAGGCCGTGCAACAAGCGCCGGGCGCAGAGGCCGCGAGCATCGTGCTCGATGAGGCGCGCAGCGTGCTCGGGCCGGCTCGGTTCGATGACCTCATCACCGTCTATCGCGGCAAGTGGAGCGACGAAGCATGAACATCAGAGACGAACAGCGGGCGACGGGCGAATTTTCCGCGCGGGGCCTGTCGAAGATCGACCTATACAAATGGAAGACCCGCGGCAAGCCGGGACGCCTTTGTCATCTCGACAAGAACATGCTGGAGGTCGACGCGACCTACCAGCGTGATGCGAGGAACGACCGGGTCCTGCGCCTAGCTCGCGATTGGTCATGGATCGCGTGTGGCGTGATTCTGGTGGCCCAGCGCATCGGGACGAACAGGTTTTACGTGATTGACGGACAGCACCGCGTCCTCGCGGCGTGCAAGCGCGAAGACATCCAGCAGCTTCCCTGCCTCGTGTTCGAGACCCAGAGCAACATGGAGGAGGCGCAAGGATTCAGTGACGTGAACTCCAACCGCCGGATGCCGACGACGATGGAGAAATGGCGGCCCGACCTCGCGTGCAGGAAGGAGATCATCGTCTACGCCAACTCGCTCATCGAAAGTTCCGGCCGGACCGCGAGCGGAGCCGCGAGTCCGACCACCGTCGCATGTCTGACCTCCCTGCTCCGCGCGATCGAGTCCAATCGCGAGGCGGTCGCCAGGGTGTGGCCTCTCATCATCGAGGTGTGCGAAGAAAACCGTCTGCATGAGCGCATCTTCGAGGGCCTGTTCTATATCGAGACGCACCTGCCAGACGACGAAAGCCTGACCGAGCGCCGATGGCGAGAGCGCGTGCTGCGCGTCAAATATCAGGGGCTGCTCGATGCATCGGGACGTGCCGCTGCCTTCTATGCGCGCGGCGGTGCCCGCGTGTGGGGACTTGGCATGGTCGAGGCAATGAACAAGGGATGCCGACACCACCTCAAGCTCCGCGAGGAGGTGGAATGACGGCCCGCATCATCCGCTGCGACGGCACCGAGGTGCGGCTGGACAAGTCGCCGACCATGGCCGAGATCCACGCGCTGATCGGCGCGCGGACGCTCGACACCGTCTCTCTGCGTCACCTCGGGTATCCGCTGCAGGTCATGGTGCTGGATGACTCGGGCTATGAGACCGAGACGATTGTGCACAGCGACGGTCACCACGAGCTACGCCCCACTCGCGCGCTCAAGCCGGATAACCCGAAGGCGACCGCGCTGTACCACGCGAACTGCAAGCCGGGCACGACGCACCAGATCGTCGGCGACGTGGTCGTCTGCTTCGATCAGGACTTTGACTAGAGCGCACGAGCGAACCGCGGCCGCCTCCTAGCGGGGCCGCGCTTTCCAAGGGCGACCGAGGCCGGCAACCCTCCTAGCAACTCCGGCCTCAAACCCCCGAGCAATCGGGCGCCCGCTTTTTATTCAACAAGGAGCACACGACGTGAACCGCTTTTCCCTCCCCGAGCCGACGCCGGTCGTGCTCGAACACCTCAACACCCGCAGCGAGCAGCACGGCGACGACCTGGTCACCGCCATCGACCTCAAGTTCTCGATGGACTGCGGCAACGCGGTGCTGGACCTGTTCCATCCGCAGCTGCGCCGGATGCTGTTCTGCAAGCTGGAGAACCAGCCGGCGAAGGACCAGGGCGAGCTGGCCCTCGGCGAGCCGCCCGACCTGCCGAACCTGCGCTGGCCGCAGCTCGACGCGCTGCGCTGGGTGGAGGAATTGAGCGGACGCACGCTCACGCTGGCCTACGGCATCGGCGGCGAGTCGGACATCGTGCTGCGCGACTGCCGGATCAACAACCTCAAGATCGAGCCGCTCGAAGGCGGCACGGTCCACCTGGTCTTCCGGGTGCAGTGCGTGCCGCCCCAGCACGTGCCGGTCATCGACCGCCTCGCGCATATGCTCAAGCGCGAGGTCATGGCGACGCTGAGCGGCCCCTCGGAGACGTCGCTGCCGTTCGGCGACGAGGACGTGGTCGACGCCAGCTTCGATCCCGACTTCCGCGAGGTGGGCGGTGCCGCCGGCAAGCCCGAGGCGAAGGACGCCACGCAGGCGTTCCTCGATCAGCATGGGTGAGATCGCCGAGGGGATGCTCGATGGCACGTACTGCGAGGGCTGCGGCGTCTACATCGGCGGCGACGAGTTCGGCGTACCGCTGGTCTGCGGGATCTGCGCGCGCGCGCGAAGGCAGGCCGGCCGCGACATCCAACGCGTTGGCCAGTTCTTCCAGGACTGCGGCGAGCGCGAGACGCAGGGCCTGCCAGGCCGCAAGGTGCGCTGCGAGAAGTGCGGGCGCCTGGTCAAGCGCGCCGGCCTGGCGGACCATGAGCGGGTCATGCACGCGCAGCCCGCGACCCCATGAGGAGATCGGCATCATGCCCCTGCCCTACGAGAAAGCCACCAGCGGCGAGCGCGCCCTCGGCGAGATTCAGAAGCTGCTGCGCGCCTTCGGCTGCACGAAGTTCGGCAGCATGTCCGACGACGTGGCCCAAGAGATCCTCGTGCAGTTCGAATACCGCGGCCGGCCCGTGAGCGTCAAGGCGTCGATCCGCGGCTACGCGGCGGCCTACCTGCGCGAGCACCCGCCCACCATCTACAACACCGACATCGCCGCGGGCCGGTCCAAGGACAAGCGCCTGGCCGCCGAGCGCAAGGCGATGGAGATCGCCAGCGTGGCGGTCTATTCGATCCTGCGCGACTGGATCAAGGGCCAGATCACCGCGGTGGAGACGGGCATCCTGACCTTCGAGGGCGCGTTCCTCGGGCAGATCCTGCTGCCCAGCGGGCGCACCGTGCTGGAACACGTGGCCGAGGGCAAGCTGCTGCCGGCCCTGGAGCTGACGCCATGAGCCCGCAGAGCAACGACACGCCGGTGCAGCTGGCGACCTACGTCACGATCAAGGCGGCGGCGGCGGCTACCGGCCTCACCGAGAAGGCGATCCGCTGCAAGATTTCCGAGGGCGTCTGGGTGGAGGGCCGCGAGTGGCGCCGTGCGCCGGACGGCCGGCTCTACATCAGCATGCGCGGCTACCAGGCGTGGATCGAAGGCGGGCGGCATTGAGCCAAATACGACTCGCAATTCGCATTTGACGATGCGAGACGGCTCCGGCGCTGGACTACACTTTCGGCGTCGATCTTTGATTTCGTGCGACATATTGTGGTATACTTGTATTACGCAATCAAGCAACGCACGGGAGTCCACATGAAGCCGCTCGTCCACCTCGCCGCCCGCGTGGCCGCCGCCCTGGTTGGCATCACGCTCATCACCTTGGCCTTCAGCGACGCCATCAAGCCGGTGTTCCACCTGCTGCTGGTCGCGCTCACCATCTCCCCGGCATGACGGAAGCGAAACCCAAGAGCAAGCGCGGCGGCGCCGGCCGCGGGCAAGGCCGCAAGCCGATCGCCGAAGGCGTCGAGTCGGTCATCATCCCGATCCGCGCCACCCCCGAGCAGAGAGAGAAGTTCCACGCCCTCGGGGGCGCCAAATGGTTCCGCAAGGTGCTGGAGCGCGCCAAGGTTCCGATCAGTGAAGGAGATCCGCCATGACCAAGGCCAAGACCAAGGGCGTCGAGATTCGCGAGAACTCGCTCCGGTTGACATTCATCCTCGACGGCACGCCCATCAAGCGCACGCTGATGGTCGACGGCGCGCCGATGGCGCCCACGCCAGCCAACATCAAGTACGCGGCGCGCCTGGCCGACGACATTCGCGATGCCATCGCGCACGACCGGTTCAGCATGGCCGAATTCTTCCCGGCCAGCGGCGCCGGCGCCGCGCAGACCACCCTCTCTACCCAGCTGAAGAATTGGCTGGCCGCCCAGCGCATCGCCACCAGTACACACAACAGCTACAAGTCGGCCGTCACGTTCTGGTCGAACGCCCAGCCCGAAGGCGCCAAGATGCCGCTCGGCGAGCGAGCGCTGCGCAGCCTCAAGACCAGCGACCTCTTGCTCGCCCTGGCCACCAAGCGCCGCCTGTCGGGCAAGACCGTCAACAACTACGTGAGCGTGCTGCGCGAGGCGCTCGCGCTCGCGGTGCTGGACAAGCTGCTGACGGACAACCCGGCCGAGAACATCCCGCGCGCCAAGTGGCAGCGGCCGGAGATCGACCCCTTCACGCAGGCCGAGGCGGATCTGATCATCGCCGACATGGCCGCGCACTACGACGCCCAGGTGGTCAACTTCACCGAGGCGAAGTTCTACATGGGCCTGCGCACCAGCGAGGCGTTCGGCCTGCGCTGGCCCAACGTCGACCTGCGCTCAGGCTACGTCTCGATCGTCGAAGGCGTCGTCCAGGGCGAGGAGGTCGACCGGACCAAGACCGACACGGCGCGCCGGCTGCACCTCAACAGCCGAGCGCTGGCCGCGCTGACGCGCCAGCGGGCCCACACCTCCCTGGCCGGCGGGCACGTGTTCCACGATCCGCGCTACGGCGTGCGTTGGGAGGGCGTGCGCCCCTACGGCCGGTCGTTCTGGAAGCCGACCCTCAAGCGCCTGGGCATCCGCTACCGCGAGCCCTACAACACCCGCCACACCTACGCGACGATGATGCTGATGGCGGGCATGACCCCGGCGTTCTGCGCCGGCCAGATGGGCCACAGCGTCGAGGTGTTTCTCAGCACCTACGCCAAGTGGATTCCTGGCGCGGGCGACCAGGTCGAGATGGCCAAGCTCGAACGCACGCTGGGCGCGGCCCAGGCAGCCCAGGCAGCGGGCGCCGACCCGAAAATTCCCCAGGAATTCCCCAGACCATGAAAAACGCCCGGCTTTACCGGGCGTAGAGGTGGGGTGGCTAATGGGACTCGAAACCAATCGGGACGGTTATCAGCAGGCATCCACAGGCACCCCACCTATGAGAGTGAAAACGGCGTTCCTGCCGATGCCTGTCGATTGCTCGAAAAATTCCCTGGAAAATTCCCTGGAAAATCGGGCCGGGGCTCCACCCCATCATCTGGACGCCCGCCGGCGCGGCGAGCGCGAACGCGTCGTTATCGCTTACCCCTAAGCCGCAAGTCGGCTTGAAGCTCACGTTCGGCGCGCCGCGAGCGACAAAGCATTGCGCGCCGCGCACGCCTCCCACTCGATCCACACCACCCCCGCCAAGGCCCGCACGGCCCGCGCCTGCGGGTTTGTCCCTGGCAATCTATTACCCTTCGCGCCTTGCGGCTTCTGCTGATACTTAGCAGACTATGGCAATACATTCCCACGTCGGGTTATGACCGACAATTAACCAACCCGGGAGATGAGAACGATGGCGCACGTGTATTGGACAGCCGAAGAACGGCAAGCGATTACCAACCAGGCGATCAAAGTGCGACAGGCAGGCAAGATCAAGAGCCTGACTGGCATCATCGCCGCCGCCCAGCGCGTGCTGCCCAAGGCCCGCCGCCGCGACATCGACACGATCGCCAAGGCGCCATGGCTCGGGCCCATCCTGAAGGGGCCGCTGGAGGCGCTAGAAGCCCCAGGAACGGCCGATCAGGAGCCCCAAGGTACCGAACCAGCTCCGACCTCGGAAAACGCGCCCAAAACCCCGAAACACATCTACTGGACTCGCGACGAGAAGGCGGCCATCGCCAACAAGGCGGGCCAGCTGCTGGTGAGCCTCGAAGCGAGTGGCCCGCGCGACGCGCTGCTCAAGGCGCAGAAGCTCGTGCTGCCGGCGAACCGGCAGCGCGACATCGCCGCCATGACGATGGTCAAGGACTGGTATCCCGACGCACTGCAGCAGGCCCGAGTAGTGGCGCAACGCGAACGCGACGAGGCGATCATCAAGGCCCAGGCGGAAGCCGCCGCTGCCGCCGCCGCCCCTGCTGCTGAACCTGCAATTCCTGCAGCCGAGCCCGACCAGGCGCCCATCGCTGCCCCGGTCGCCGCCCTGGCGCCCAGCCCGATCGCCGGCCCCGTCGCCTCGATCTTCAACAGCAGCATGTGGCTCAACCTGCGCTCACAATTGGTCAACGAGATCGCCGGCATCGTCTCCGAGGGCGTCCTACGCGGCCTGGAGGCGGTCAAGCTGGGCGGCGCGCAGCCGGCCCACGCGCCCCAGGGCGTCTCCGAGGAGACCAGGATGCCCCACGTCCCTTTCGTTCGTGAGTCCCGCCCGCCCAAACCTCCATCGGTGCTGGTTGTCGGCCTCAAAGGTGGCCAGGTGCCGCTGATCGAAGCCGACTTCGGCGCCAAGCTGGACCTGCGGTTCTGCGGCGCCCACGAGTCGAAGGACCAGCTGCGCTCGATGGTGGACAAGGCGGACACCACAGTTGCGTTCGTCGATTTCCTATCGCACAGCCACACCGACATCATCAAAGCGCGAACGCACCACTACGTCGAAAGCCACGGCGGCATGACGTCTCTGCGCGAAAAGCTCGCGCAGCTCGCCGTCAACGGCGCGCACATGAACGGCGCCACGCCGATCTAAAGCGAGCGCAACCAGCCCGCCCCCGAAAAGAAGGGGCGGCGCGCACCCAAGGGAGAAAGACGGTGACCAACAACCGCACTCGCACGCGCGAGCTGGTTGAGGACGACATCGCGTCGCTCTATCAGCACTTCGCAGCAGCCTCAATCGGCATCGTCAACGAAGGGCGCGAGTGCCATTCGCAGCTCGCGCTCGTCAAGATGGACGACGCCGAGCCCGGCAAGCTCGCGCACCTCGGGTTCATCGAGCCCGAAGTCGTCAACATGCTGCAGCAGTCCTCCACCACGAAGGACTTCCTCATGCTGTTGATCTCCGAGCTGCTGAAGGGCGACAAGATTTCGCCATCGGCTCCGTTCGTGCCGGACGCGATCGTCCACGTGTCCGAGATTTGGGTCGTGCAGCGCAAGGGCCGCATTCCCGCCGACCTGCGCGAAGCCGAGCGGCAGCTGGGCTGCGAGTGCGACGACCTGAGCGAGCATCCCGACCGCACCGAGGCGCTGGTCATCGCCGTGCATACGAAGGACCGGAGCTTCATGGGCATCTGCCCGATCACGGGCCAGGGCTCTGAGCGGCGCGCGGAGTTCAAGCCGCTTCACAAGGGCCCGACGGTTGGCCGAATGACCATGCACCAGGATGATCCGACCCATGGACCGCACTGAGCGCCGCAGGCTCGCGCGAGCCGCGAAAAGCCCGCCACTGAGCTACATCAGCATGACGCTCAAGGGCGCGACCGCGGCCATGTCGCCGAAGGAGCGCGCCCTCGCGCGGGACTGCTTCTCGCATTGGTGGCAGCAATGGGACGGCGTGCGATTTAACGATCCGATGAGCGTCGCCTTCACCGTGCACCAGGTGGTCGACGAGCGCGTCCAGCACATGCTGGCCACCTCGCCACACGGGCCCGAGGTGACGTGCCGCAAGGGCTGCGCTTCCTGCTGCCACCTGCGCGTGGACGTCTTCGCGCAGGAGGCGGTGCTGCTGCGCACCGCGGCGCGCGAGGCCGGCGTGGTGGTCGACGAGGCGCGCCTCGAACGTCAGGCAGCGGCGACCGACTTCCAGGCGTGGGCCGCGCTGCCCGTCGAGGATCGGCGCTGCGTGTTTCTGGGCGAGGACCGCGCCTGCCAGGTCTACGAGCACCGGCCGGTGGCCTGCCGCAAATACCACGTCAAGAGCGATCCCGACCTGTGCGATGCGGACAAGCATCCGGGCGGCGAGGTGGCCATCGTCTTCAGCGTCGAGGCCGAGATCATCGACTCGGCCGCCACGACGGCCTACGGCGGGGGAACGATGGCCAAGATGCTGCTGGAGGCAGCCAGATGAGCGAGCCCGTCCCCATCACCGGCGGGCGCGAGCTGACGCCCGACGAGAAATACTGCTGGTATCGCTGGGGACGCTGGCCCTGCTGCCACAGCACCGGCTACCTGGCCGGACCGCGCGGCGGCGTCATGCAGAACATCAAGTGCCCGCGCTGCGGCACCGAGATGAACGTCTTCAACCCGGCAGACCGGCGCTTCTGGGGCGTGCTGGGTTTCGGGCAGATGCTGCAGGAGCCGGAGAACTACAGGCCGGCGGCCTTGCCGCTCCACGTGCGCGCGATCCGCGCGCTGTCTCGGGGGACTCGCTGATGGATCGTCGCGTCTTTGTCTTCGGGAGCAACCTGGCCGGGCGCCACGGGCGCGGCGCGGCCAAGGATGCCGTGATGCA